TCCAGTCCAAGTTCCAGAGTTGATCGTACAACGAAAGCCTTGTCCGTAACGTTCCCACGCTGCAGCTTCGTGTTGAGGTGGAGTTCCTCCAGGGTAATACTCAGTATGGTTGCTGAATCTATCCCAAGAGTTGAAGACTTCTGCTAATGTAGGCGGAGTGTATGATGTTTTGAATACTTCCAGTTCTTCGGTATTAAAAATGTATGCTTCCAGTTCAGGAAGTTCTAACACATTCAATTTGACCGTTCCTGTAGCAACGTAATCTAGAGCATCTTTTATATTGTATTGAAATTCTGCAGGATTTCCAGCGAATCCAGTACTTTGGAAGGTGATGTTGCCTGCATTTTCTGTAACTTCTCCTCCTACAACATGATCACCCAGTCCGGTATATGTTATCGGAGGATTTTTAGTTATGTCGTTGGATAATAACTGAGATACAGGTAAAACTATAGAACTTCCCTGAGTTATATCAAAGACGTCGTTAACTGCCGTGATGGGATGTGGTTCTCTTATCCTCAACGATACTTGGGATTCGACGGTTTCTCCAGTTGTACGATTTTTAATAACACACACAAACGTAGCAGTTTGTCCGATGTCAGAACTGTCTTCGAATGTGATAGAAGAAATCTTACCGTTGAAAGTGCTGGTTCTAACAGTACCTCCAACTACGGAGTTGATTGAAATTATCTCTAAGACATCCGCGTCTTTGTTCGATACAATTTCTCCATCTGCACGCACAAGATCATTATTCAGTATGTCAGATGTTCCCATGACAAACGGTACCCCTTGAGAACAAAAGAATCCGTCATCGATAGGTAACGTTGTGACATCTATATCGTATTCGTCATTGAGTCCTTTTAATAGTTCTTTGACAAATAACGCCACGTGTTTAAAATTGTGGGGCTTTCTTTTGTAAAGTTCAAGGATCTCATTCTGTCTGAACTGAGTTAAGATTTTCGGACGATGCGATTCATATTCGTATTGTAGACTAGTTCGTAGGAGTCGTCCAAGTCTGGGGGTTCCTTCTCCGTGTGTTCGGCGTATCGTCAAAAACGATTGCATCGGATACGGTTCATCCAAAACGAGATAAAATACATCTTGGTGTTTAACTTGTTGTATCAGATTACCTTGATAAAAGTCTACCGTGATGGGTTTTCCTGGGTCTTTAGAAAACTGACCTATAGTCAGGTTATTTTTGAGTATTCTTCCATGCCCAGAAGGGATATCTTCAAAATCTATTTTGAGGTTTAAAAATACAGTGCTTTTTGTAGTCTGTATTTCTGATATGGGCACTCCCGTGTTGTCAGTGAACTGAAGGATCATAATCTTATCGTAACCTCCTTCTTAGTTTTTGACACTAAGAAAAAATGTTAACGTAGACGGATACGTATTGATGATGTCAAGTTGTCTACTGATAGGATCAATAGTCCAATACGCAACACTGGCAGCGTCCGCTAATACTCCATCATCTTCAAATTTCAGATGAACATGTACGTAATGTAAATCTCCTAATGTTTCATCTAATACAGTTGACCAAGTTTGATCTTGATCAAGTTCAAACGAAGTGTTGAGTATATAAAACGAAAGATCTTCTGGAGTGTGAGTATGTGTCCTATCTGCAGCTCCGATCGCTTCAGGTAAATGAGTATGATCTTTGTTTGCAGCTCCAAGATCATTAAGAGCATGGGTATGCTCGACTGTCGCAGCCCCGATGTTCTCAGGGGTTATAGGATCTCTACCTCCCTGAGCATGTGATGCACTGTGTGGTGCAGTAGAATCGAGCAATATCCCATACTCAAGTTCGGACCATCTCTTGTTGTCTATCCCAACTTTTAAGTTAGTAGTACCTTTGTCGAGAGCAGCTTCTCCTGTGAGGATGACTGGATCTTCGGATTCCCATTCTGACTTTGGTCTGATGTGGATTCTGAGATTTGTGACGATGGGCATGTAGTTTCCTCCAGAGACGTTAAATATGCTTTCAGTGTGGATTTTAAATCCGGAATATGATGCAAATATGCAGTTGCGTTCCAGAAAAAGATATCTATAGGAAAGATCTGATTGTAAAGATCAATGACTCCTACGGGAGGATGAATCGCCGTACGAATAAGGCATTCGTCCATAATATCGAGCATACCTTCTTTTGAAGTTGCAACCAGATTCGGATCATATTTTAAAGCCGATATTCTTGTTTCCGGAGTAATTTGATCAAAATATACCGGGAATTCTTCTATAGGTGCAAGTGCTTCTCGTATGTGCGATACTTCTTCTCTAGTTTTTTCTCGGTGATACTTCCATTGTCCGGAGATGGCTCGATAGTATCTGGTCAGAGCCATACTGCCACCTCTGGTCAAGATGTGTGCCATATGGTTGATACCACTATCGTTGTAAATATTGCCTGTACGCAATTGGAGAAGATGTCTAAGAGTAGCATTTAATGAATCTGCAAGAAGAGAGTCAGAACCTTCAGGATTATTTTGCCAACTATAAAACGAATATTTTTGTGCACCAAATTCGTGAACTGTAGAAATAGTTACAAAGGCTAACTGAAAGAAATCTAGAGTTTCAACGAATGGATATTTTTTAAAAAAGAAATGATCTTCCGAACTAACAGAAGCTTGAGCAAAGAACTTTCGTTCATTTTTTATTTGTTGTTTACGAGGATTTGACATAGAACGTCCTTATTTTTAAGGTTAAGTCATTGTATGAGTTTAATGCGGCCCTATTTGGAGGAAAATATGCCCACTATTCATACGACCATAGGTGAAATGACAAATCATATTCACCATACGGTATCGACACAACTTGTTAAAAAATTAACTTCCGAGATATTCCCTGAGATCACGTTTCACGATAATTTTTATTTGGATACTGGGTATAGTGTAGTTCAGTCGTATGTGGATCACAACCACAATCACAAATTAAAAGGAACTCAATTAAACGTAAAAGCATATCCATCACTGAATGTCCAGAATCTCAAATGGTCCAGTTTTTCAGGGTTACATGATACATCATACTACTGTTCCGTTGCGAGATTAAATAACCACCCTGTGATATTTGTAGACAAATCCGCTAAGACTTTTGTTTCTGAGCTAAGTATCCCTACAGCTATTACTTTGGAATTTGAACTGGAATTACGCCAACGAGATCTGACCTACGCTCTTCGGGATAGATTATTTCGAAAATATGGAAATGGACATGTACATACAGAAATCATAGAGTACACATATCCTCTTCCGCAGAATGTAATATTAGCACTTTATCATATTTTCAAACTCCGGAAATTTAACTCGCCTATCACCTTTGAAGAATACCTTCAAAAAGGATCAAATGAATTAATAGAAAAAGTTGTTTCCAAAGCAGATCTTTCTGGAGAAAAAGATGTCGAACTGGTTGTTCCCAAACAACTTGCTAATGTTCATGTGGAAGTAGAAGGAAATATAGATCGTCCTGAAGAAAATAAGATCGATAAAGCTACAACATCGTACACGCTTAACTTTACATTGTCTGCACAGTACACACGAGCAGATATGCTTATAATGAAGTATCCTGTAGTAGTGGACAATCAAGTTATCCCTTCTAGTTTAACTCCAGTACCATCTTCAGCACATACACCGAAGATGGCGGATCCTGATTATCCTGAATACGGATCTAGTTTTGAAACAGTCAGACGAGCATTTTTGTGTGGTGGACTGCCAAGTTCTATCAAGATACCATATTACGACGATTGGATTCGTCCTGAAAGTCCACTGGAAAGTTCGTCGTATAGAGAATTTGCGTCCATTGTATTTACGTTAGATGGTCCGACTACCACATTGGATCTTTCTGAGTTTTCAGTTAAAGAAGACCAAGAATATACGATTCATCCAATCATACTTGAGACTTTAACAAAATTCCAGAGAGCAGTATTTCGTGTAGACAGTCTTTTAGGACTGGAAATCTATGCTGATGATGATCTCATAGACCCTTCTGTCATCCAGTTGAATGGAACACAGATAACTTTGAACTACTATGATCCTAAATGTGAATATCGCTTAGTACTGTATGAAATGGAAAAAATAGGTTATTTAGATCCAGAGTTTTATCCTTGGGTCAAAGAACACTGGCCATTTTTTAGAGTATCACGAGATATCTCAAGATTAGTTAAACTCAAAGTTATAAATGCTCATCCAGATAAGATCTTCGATGATCCTTCTAATCAATTTCTGGGAGGAAATCTGGATATGCTTCGTCGACTTAAGAGTCTTTTCGCCGACATTGTAACTAAACGTGAGAGGTAGTTATGGGATTTATTAGTTCTTCAGGGAATAAAGTATCTACTCCAAAAGAAGAGATAGACAGAACGCCTACAGATAGATTGATTCCTAAAGAAGAAATTGTTTTTACTGATAAGGATGTTTCGGATATGCCTCATGTCCGTGATATCTGGGAAACTCAAACATCAATCAATGTAGATCGATATGATGAAACTGTAGCTGCACTTCAGTTATTCGTTCGTGGAGCTACAATAAAGGTTACTTACTATCATCAAAACTTACCTGGAAATCGTAGACAAGGGGATATCTCTCAACTGGAATCAGATACACATAACGTCCACAAAGATACCACCAAGATACTTGGATTTGAATTGAAGTTGCAATCTGGTATAGAAGCAGATCTACAATCTGACGATACCAACAGAGCACTTATCCAAGGTGAAGCTGTCACGTATCCTGGATTCATTCCTTACGTACACGATAGATTCAGTATGGACTTAAGTGATGGTCGATTTGGTGATTGCGAAGTAACAAGTATCGTTCCTTTATCGCATAGAAAAAGTAAAAGCTACAAACTAAATTTCTACGTCAGACAATTTACAACTTCTCCGGTTTTGGAAGAGTTAGAACCGACAGTACGTGAAACGTATGTGTTTGACAAATTGGTCAATCTGGATCGAGGAACATTTAGTCTTTATAAAAGAGACGATTATCTTATCCAGCAAAAGTTCATCGAACTTAAACGAGTGTATACTAACCACTACTTCAGGAATTTCTACAATCCGGATGCACTGAGTATCATCCCTCCGGATGGAGTGTACGATCCCTATGTGGTGGATTTTCTTAACCGTATACTGAGTTGTCAGGAAACAAAAGCTAAGCCACTGCAGTTATTTACAAGATCACGGAATTTTGACAATACTGTTTGGAGTTTACTGTACCATCAGCTTCCAGTTGGTCTTCTTCCTGAAACACGTTGCTCTGTAGATAAAAAATTCCACCAAGCCAATAACTATCACTACGATCACAACTGGCTTCTTAACAAATACTACAGAGACTTGAATACTTTTGATACCCAAAAAGATCCTTACGTGTTTAGCTATGCGTTTTACCATCGCAACACTGGACAGATGTCAGTGTATGAAAGATTAGTGTATTCCGTATTAGAAGATAGAAAGATACCGTCTATGGCTGCACTTCTGTCAGAAATAGATACGTATTTTTCACAAGCTTCAGAAATACAGTTTTATACTTATCCAACATATGTCTATCTGATGACTTTAGCTATACATCAACTTCCGTACACAGGACGATAACATGCGACCAACTATCCCGAATCGAAGCATATCCTTAGATCCTTTTGAAAGGTTGCAACAGAGAACATTCAAATTGTTCAATGTTCCAGCTACTTACGGTTCTGCATCAGATTATGAATTTATGTTCCCTGAGAATGGACCGATCGCCATGTACTACGATGGAGAAACTGTAACTACTCATCGTACTTTGTTTGAGATTATAACGATGTTCTCGGAAAAAGTGAACTTTAGCATAGCAGATAAAGACGACATCCCTGAAATGTATCACGTGTTGGAAGAGTTTATTTTACAGTATCCGTTAGAAAAGTTTGCTGACCATAGAGAAGCACATGTGTTTTATCAAAAGATAGAAAAGTTTAGACCTTTCATCCGAAAACTTCACACAGCATACGTCAATCAGATCAAACTTCCAAAAGATAAACAACGCAGTCCTAAACAGTCTGCTTCTAACTTTAACTCTGTGATACGTAGTCGTATACGAAATTAGGGAGAATGTCTGATGCCTAGTCTTCCTAGTAAACGAATGCAGACCGAAGTCAATCGGATAATGGACAATGTTCAGCAAGGAACACGAGCATATCAGATATTTTTTTACACAACAAAAGATAGTAGTATACGAGTAGAACCTACGTTCTTCGATGAATTGTTTATACAACAACGATTCCATTCTGACTATATGAACAATATGTTTCTTCAGGTTCAGATACCTGTAGCAGATGCGATCTTGTTGTTAGAACATTATCAAGATCTAAAAGTACAAATCAAATCATTTCCGATAGAACCTATCACTGGACAATATATTGTCAACACATTTCCGACAGTAAAAACATATAAAGTGATCATCCCTGACGCTGAAGATCTCTTTAAAAAATATTCCAGAAATGAACTTATCCCAGATCCAGGTTCAGCTCTACTCGAATCCCAACATGGAATGATAGCTAATCTCAATGTTCAATTATTTGAAGAAGACGCGTATTATTTACGTAATACTTCTATCTCCGGGATTTTGAGAAATGCCACCATCAAAGATGCTATCTACTATGTGTGTAATATTCTTGGGATCAAAGATACAGAGATTACACCTCCGGACAACAACCGAAGGTATGTAAACTTAGAAATCCCTGCAGTGAAGCAACTTGCAAATATCTTTGACTATCTTCAGGACACATATGGGATCTATAAGGATGGCCTAAATTATTACTTCACAGAAGGAAAACTTTACGTCTATCCGGGGTATCGCACCAACCCCACAACACAATCAGTAGTTCACATATACAACGTTCCTATGAACAGCTATCTTGGGCTTAAAGGATATCATTACAAAGAAAAAGATGGTACAGTTCATATCTTGTGTAATCAAGAAGTCCAAGTTAAGAACATGGCTCCAGAAGGAGTAGAAAGAAATGGTTCTCATCGTGTATTCTTTAGAACGGATAGGTTCTTCGATACTTCAAGAGTAGCTAATTCTCGAACTCACCAGATCCAGCAAAACTATGCAGGGATAAGCTTAGCTCACAAACGTGGAGCAGTAGCAAAATCTTCCAGATTGGAATATGGTGGAGTTACTAACAACATATATGCAGTATCTAGTGCATTAGCAGAATTTGACTGCACACTACTTACAAGTTCCTGGTTAAAGGCAGAATACGGAATATTGCAACCGGGACAAAAAGTCATATACCATTACGATCAAGATCGAGTATATACTACTACACAAGGAGTAGTGGTAGAAGTTACATATGTGACTTCTATATCTGATCGAAAATCTGATTACCAGTACACTACAGTTGCGGTGTATGGTCTTAGATTAGAATCCAACCCTATGGAATAGTTTGATACGGTGTTATAAGAAGATCCTCCACACGGAGGATCTTCTTAGTTATAGGTATTTATTTTTTACATGCACTATATCTTATGTTAGAAAACTGCTCTTAGAGTAGTCTTCGATAGACAGCCGTACGTATGTTTACAATTTGAGACTTTCATTCAGTGCGTCTAACTTTTCAGTTATTAGAATTTTAAGATATGTATCTCGTACTCTAGAAACGATATTTCTAGATTGTAAACGCATGACATATGTCCTAAGAGTTCTAGCTAACTGTTGATAGCTTGACATATCCGATTTCCACTGATACGTCTTTACGATAGCTTCTACCAACGGAAGATCTCGCAACACTCTAACATAATCCAATTGAGAAAGATAGCTTATATTCTGGTACTCTAAGGTGTAGTTTACTCTATCAAGCAGACTCCCCTGATACAGTATTTTTGAAGCTAATAATGTCTGAACTTGTATGCTATTCTTACGAACAAGATCAAGTTTTTCACACATCTCTCTCATCGCTGGTATATAGCTGCTACCTAATCTACCGTAATGTTGATTTGATAACGGAATGACTTTTAAGAATTCTTCTCGTTCTTCGATGTCGTTAAGTTCTATACATGTTAAGAACCTATCTATAACCCACACGTCTTGAAGATCGTCTAAAAAATTACCCATCACATACTTTTGTATGAAAGATGCTGGATCTGTGGATCTTTGCTCTATCTGCGCACGTTGTAAGTATTTAAAATACTTGAACATCAGAGAAATAGTATCGACAAACACCATGGTATAATACGGAGGATCGTATTTGTATTCGATATGTCCTTTGAGGATATTCAATGTGTATTCACTAGATCGATGTCCCCAAAGATGCACCGGACGAATAGGTTCCCAAGCAGACCACGGTAAGTCCATCGGAAGAATACGAAGATGATCTATGTTATCCGTAGAACAAATCAATTCTTGAGTACGCACAATAGAACTCTTGTAGAACATTCCATAATACGGCTTTCCTTTGGCTACAGGATCAAAGTATTTGGATGTGACTTGAGACATAGGTAAGAACCAATCTAAATACCTGTCAATATCACTTGGCAAGGTAAGAAGATATTCGAAATCTTGATCTACGTTCCCTAACATTCGGCGAAGTACTCTAGCCCCAGAACTGAGCATAAGTTCAGCATTCAGATAACGAGTACGCAGTTCTTCTTTTTGACGCTGTAGATATTGTAATTGTAATTCCCATTTCGGGAGAGCTACATGAGTATTTGTATTTCGTATAAAGGGAAGAATTGTTTCTAACATTGGAAATCCCTTCTATGTTATTGAGGTTATTTTTATTTACCTTAAGACATAGAATGTGAAGATGTGGTATATCCAACAAGAATATACGGATATATCATTAATTTGAATTGGCATTGGTAATTTACCAAAGTTGTCCTTAGGCCAAGGCAACATTAACCCTTAAGGGAGATCCCTCATGAGTGGAAATTTCTACATGAATGATGGTTCCAACGTACCGGAACCCAACGACATCCATCAGGCAGCAACTACCAACAGTTCGCGACAAGACCGGACTGTCCCGAAAGGAACTAATACGTTCCTTAATCTCCTTCGGTCCAGGAGAGTAAATTCGGCACTCTCTGAAGAAGGAGAAAAGTATAAGGCGACTCTCGAGAAGCATCTTAAATCTCGAGACATCGTCATGGTAGGTCTTGAACTTGCTGCAGCCTTCGTGGTACATAACGGAAAGCGCGCGGTCGTACTCTATTTCCAGGAACATTATCCGGAAATAGAAAGAGAAGGTAACTTTGATGTCGACCAGCGAATCATGGAAACGTTTATCGAAGATAAACTGTACGACAACATGGAATTCGTTGACCGGTACATGATCACTCCGGCGGACTATACCAGAGCAGAACATATGGCCAACTACTTGACCGCTCTGCTTCTGGTCGATGACGATGCCGGATTCACCATCCACGAAATGCAGTATGACGATTCTCGAACGAACCAATACTCCATCGACACCAACCCTTCAGCAGCCATCCAGTTCTGCAACAGTTACAGCCCGTGCGGAACTATTGGTCCTATGGACATTGCCATTACCCCCTGCCTCAGAGAAGAAGTAGTGTCGTCAGATCCTTATCGACACTCTGAAAAAGACTACAAAACCGAGCCCATTGGTTGTATCGGAGGGTATTTCGAAATCGTACAATACCGTCCGGTTCGGGACGGTTCTTATCGTAGCAGACGTCGGACCGATGAACCTGAATTGCAGGTTATCATCCACATTTCCGAAGCACAAAGCTTGGTACCTTCAGTGAAGTCTTATGCTTATCTGACTGCACTGTTTGCCGACCAAATCTTTAACCATCAACTTTGGCATAAACCGTTCTTGGCTCCCAATGGATTCGATATTGGGCGTCTCATTCTTGGACCTGATGGTCAGCCTCTGCCTCCCTTGACCGAAGACATGATTCAAGACATCCTTGAAACAAAATTCGCAGATCCGCTTATCGTGCAGGACATTCCTTTGGGAAGACCCGGCATTCCCATGATGCCGGCCCTTGCAGACACTGGCAAAGACCAGCGTGCGGTTATCGAGAAAATCGAACACTTCCTGGATGTGCCGCTGAGCGGTATTCACAGCATGACTGACCCGCAGAACGGTCTGTCGACCATTATCGGTACTTGCACCCACGGTGGCAACGTTACTGACATCCGGAGAATTGGTTTGTTTACCCTTCTTGAGGCCAACAAACCTTTGGAAGATGCGATGGCGTTCCAGTCGTTTGGACGCAAACCCATTGATCGTTTGCAGTTCCTTCAGGAACATATGTACCATGATGCAAAAGCATCGTACTTTACGTGGGTGGTACCGATTGAGCCCGACGTAGTCACGGTACTGGCTCAAGAACTGAAACACCTCAATATCCGGTCTTCTGATATCGACAGTCGTGTGTATAACTACGGTAACGCCTATGACCGTGGTGTACGCTTCGCCGAAGGTATGAGTACTGCGAGAATTTCTCGCAGCAGAAACGACCGCAATTACCTGCGTGGTTCTCGCGCATACTACCGTCGAGAACGTTAACCTGTACACTTGATGAGATAGCTCTCTCCATCTTCGGGAGAGAGCTATCTCTTCTTACGTCGAATACAAGTTCTATTATTTTTCAACTAAGGGTAGAGCAATGAGCAGTAGAACGTTTAGTCAATATAACCGATTTAAACTGTTTCATTACGATGAAGCTTTTCTAAATTCTCCAAACAGAAAAGTTCTAGAGTTTGAAGCAAGCTCTGCTGGAGTAAAACACAGTATAGAACGAACAACGCAGATCTTTTACGACATCAATACGACATTGGGATTCGTTGCCTCGTGCGATTGTGGATCGTATTCCGGCAATTATTACGCAGGAAGTGTTTGTCCTAAATGTGGATCTATCGTACAAAGTCAATTCGCAGAAAATATGGAACATCAATTGTGGCTCGATATCCCACAAGAGTTTGTTCCTATACCTCACCCAGTGTTTTTCAAAATACTGAAGACATGGATGGGTATGGTAAAATCTCCCGGCAAAAAGAGAGTAAAACTTTCTGTTCTGGATGCTATAGTTGATCCTGAGCAGGATCTTCCTGCAAACGTTAAGACACACATCCACGGACAAGGATTGACTTACTTCTACAACAACTTCGATGACATCATGCAATTCTTCCTCGAAGTGTACCCTAAGACGAAGAAAAGTGCAGATACGAAGTATATCGAATTCTTATACACCAATGAACGAGAACATTTATTCTTACGAAAATTCCCATTGCTGAATCCTGCATTGACTCCGCAAGGAAAAGAAGGAAGGATGCGAGCAATAGACAAACCGTCTACGCACATCCTTACCGCAATCACAGATCTGAATAATCTTAAAAACAGTCACCGCAGAACATTTGTTCGGTCTAAATACGTGGACAAAATGTTATGGCGAGTTTACGAAAATATATTACAATACACAAAAGATATCATCAAAGAAAAGTTGGGTCAGAAATTTGCACATGTCAGAAAACATGTCATGGGCACACGCATCCATTGTTCTTCTCGTACGGTTATCTCTCCGATCGTAGTACCACATAAGGGAGATGAAATACATTGCCCTTGGGAAGCGGCAGTAAATATATACGGACTACAATTGCGCAATGTGATGACTAATCGCAAACACCCCATCGTAGATCCCGTTACAGGAAAAATCACCAAGAGAGCATATACTCCTGCAGAAGCAGAGATAAAATATCGACAAGCACAAGTGATGTATGATCCAGACGTCCACGCGATGCTTGAAACCCTTATGCGTGAAGCTGGGGGATTCTTTCCGGTGCTCATGGGACGAAATCCAACTTTGGTACATGGCGGGATTTTGTATTTGAAACTGGCTAAGATCAAAACGGATATCAATGATCGTACGTACAGTATCCCCCCAATATGGTGCAAAGGACCAAACAACGATTTCGATGGGGATGAAATGTATGTGATACATATCCAAGAACAGGGTATGGTTGAACATGTCCAGAATCTTCATCCAAAACAACTGATGCTGGATAAAGAGAATCTAGCAGTAAGTGGAACAGTTGCCCCTACTGCACAAGCAGCAGTGCATCTTAATTCGTTCTTGCATACAGCATACGACGTTCCAGAATCAGTACGATTCAAATAAGTCAACCAGAAAACATAAGAGGAAGACATTTGTCTTCCTCTTATATTAGTGTAATTTTCCACTATTGCGTATATGACATGTGAACATATATGGAGGTGTAACGGATGTTAGAGTGTCAAGGAGCCCCACCAATGTCGGCCCTATTGGGGACATCTGGTGAGACAGCTCTTAGAGTAAGTCTTGGAAGAAATGCTGAATATTTTGGATCTAATTCTGATCCGTATCGAGAACAGTACCATCATTTCAGAGAAGCCATTATTGAGCCTATCCGTAAAGCTCGTCAAACTATCATCCGAGCTGGGGTCCAATTAAAAGATCCTGAAGCTATTCGATATCTCGAGAAGTTGGAAGATCTGAAAACACTTCCTACGTCTATGATGGGTCCTCTTATCACGTACGATCCGTTATATCGTCTTATGCGTCAAGGTCGTATATATGGATGGGGATATGAAGACAATGTCAGCTTGTCTTTAGATAAAGAAATGTACGATAGACTGTTGAGTAACAACCACATCGAAGATGTGTACAATCACGATGCCAATTATACAGACGATGAGCGAGAAGTAAGAGCATCAATCGCAAAATACTACAACTGGGATGAAGAAGACATTGTAGTTTTCACTGAAGAACACTCATCCGCAGATAGTGTAATGTATTCGTATGATGAAAGAAGTCTTCTGCGTGCAGCACGCAGATATATGGATGACTTCTTAAAAGATACCCCGTTTGATCCTACAGATCCTACGGAACTGAGAGGATGATTCAATAAGAGGGGTCGCACCAGATGGCGACCCCTCATTTAATCTGATTCTATTTTTTTGGAGAAACAAATGAAACCATGTATACCTACGTTAGATTCTGTCGGTAGAATAATCACTGAACCCAAACAGATTGCAGCATACTTGTTACGGCAGATATTTGCTCAACCTGCAGACGGTACAGATATGTATCGGGATCATATCGTATCTTTTCGTTTATTGCACGCACAGTATGGAAACCATCCCGATACTTTTGCGGAGATCTTTCAAGATAAATTAAGTGTAGTATTTAGTAGATATTTACCGAACGCAGACGTTCAAGTTCAAGCAGACGTTCCTTCTGATCCAAGTAAAGCGTATACTTTAAATATCTCAATATTAGCACAGGATAGTTCTGGAACTAATGATCTTGTACTTACCAATGGACTTATCGAAATCGGGCAAGATGGCCAAACTTTTACTATTAACTTCACAGGAACACAAATATGACCCACACTAACTCCAAAATTCCGGACGATAACGGTGTAGACTTTATGGATGATTTTTCTGGAATCATGAAAATCCTGGAAAAAAATACAAAACAACGAGAAACTATTTCTCTTAAAGAGCTTCTGGAGTTTGCTCCTATCTTTAGAGAACTTGAAGAAGATTGTTCTCCTGACGAAATCGAGTATCGTACAAATCTCGCAAACAAATATTTCCAGAGAGTAAACAGATATTCCCCCATTGAAGTTACGGGAATAAATGGGGAAGTTCTCTTCACACTTCCTCCGTCACAAAGAACACTGAATTTATTGGAAAATACTCAAATTGTATCCGAGATTTCCGGTAATTGGGAAAAGTTTGCACCTCATCAGCAGAAAATGGCTCTGAAGATATTGGAAAACAATATCTTTCATAGTCAAAAATTAGAAGTATCCGAAGTTACTACGTTGAGAACGATCATACATCAGATGGACATCCATGTGTTGTATCATACAAATCCTGAATTCAAAGCAATGGTAGATGCACAAATCGAAATTTCAGAAATAGAAGAACTCCCGGATAATGAGTCCCTCACCTATGGTTCAGATATGCCGGATTACGATATATACGATGACCAACTTGAAGACGAATAAGGAAATTTTTTCAAATGACATCAACAAAGTATCGTATCTTATCAATTTCTGACTTACATCTAGATCATCCTAAAGTAAGTGCAGAACACATGATAACGTCTTTGGAATTGTTCTTGCTGTCTAAAATACCAACAGCTAAACTGTTATTCATAGCAGGAGATACATTTCACAGACACATGAAAGTAGACTCCATAAATGCTCTTAAGACTATAGAGTTCTTGCAGAGATTGTTAACTATTTGTAAAACTTCAAATTGTAAATTGCGAGTACTTCGAGGAACATTCACCCACGACAGAAATCAATGTCAACTATTCGAAAGTCTCAATGAACATATCAATGCAGACCTTAAGTATTTCGACAATGTGGAATTAGAACACATTGAAGATCTAGCATTAAAAGTATTATACCTTCCGGATAACTTACCGTATACTGATTCAGAGGAGTGTATCTCAGACATCAAAAAGAGAATGTCTGAAGTCCTGTGGGATACAGTAGACCTTGTTATTGGTCATGGATATTTCGAACACGTTCTTCCTCCTGGAGCGCATCATAAACCCCCATGTCTTTTTACAAAGAATCAATTTAAAGACTTTGTCAAAGGACTTGTACTTATGGGGCATGTGCACACTTCCTCTAGAAAAGGAAATATCCTTTATCATGGTTCATTTGAAAGAATGAATCACGGAGAAGAAGAATCAAAAGGGTATCTAATCATAGATAGAGATGGTGATAAATATCATCCGACGTTTGTTGAAAACACTAATTCCATCTTGTTTTCTACGATATATCCTAGAGGAAATACTGTCGATGAACTTTTCAAAGATCTACAAAAACAAGTGCTTGATAAATTCGGCTCTCGTCCGTATGGACACCTCCGGATAGGACTATCAGAGACAGATCTGCGTCAAGTTCTAGTCAGTCAAATGTCTGAATTATACGGAGAACATTTACACGTTACGGGATTAAACACTACAAAACCTACAACTTCAGACCAAGTTGTAACTAATCATAATTTTCAGGTATTTACACAAGTGGAACCTACCGAAGAAAATCTTGCGGAGTTAATTAAAAACCACATGCAAGAAACCAACCAACCAGAATTAGATATTGAAAGAATTCGTGAACTACTTGTGTGAAGGAGGATATAGTTTGTGATAAATCAAACCGAAGAAGGATTGAGTCTAGGCGTATCAAAAATAATAGATACCTTCTACAATCTAAGTCAAGCTAAGCAGAAGATTGCCTGGGACATCATCACGATTAATATCTCAACATTAATACGAAACAATTGCAGTAAAGAGGTTTCTGATGAAACCATTCTTCATAATGTCGATGAAGACTTAGATCAAATTGTCAAGTCTATATCTAAATACTATCAATCGTTCACTCATCCTCCAGAACAAACCGCAGTTTTGTTGTACTTCCCAGATTATTCTGCATTGCCTGAACTACACCGTAGAACGGAAAACAAAACTAATGCAAGAATACGAAAAATCACAGAACAATTTTCTTCACGTACACTTACAAAAAATACCAAAGAAAAAGTTATAATGTTTGAGAACTTAACGTGTATCATACGTAAAGCTGGAACTTCCAAACTTTTCCCCCATCAAGAAATCTATCAGTACCTTACTCACACGATAGGCAAAGGTGCATTGTCCAAAATCAAAACTTTATTTGGTCTTAGACAATTAAAAGTTGCCATGCTTAGCCATTGTCCACTGGATTTTCATCTGTGCAGGTACACTAAGAATTTTACCTTAATAGAAAGTTATACTGGAAACACAAAAACGGCAATTGATTTTGGATCAAAACTATTCGATTCTGAGTACGTTCCGTTTAACACGGCAACTCACCTTTTGTTTGGAGATAAAGTTCATGTTGTTCCGATAGTTAAAAGAAACCATAAGAAGATGTTTTTGGAGTATGCAAAAAAACAACGGTGGTTAACATTAGATGAACCAAAAATTGTCCAGCTTATAGCTGCAACTGGACAAGTTCCTAAACAAGTGTTAACTACTGTAAAATTTTAAGGAGAATATCATGTGCACGTTGTATGCTGAAGCAGGCAAAAATCGATTGACCTTCAATGCATTCAGGGGTATGGGAACATTGGCCGTATTTGGGGATCAGGGGAATTCTCCGGTTATCAATATAGCTCTTCCTCCCAAGGGAGTACAGTTCTTTATTGATTATGCTCCGAAGCTACTGACTGTAGGTCCTGGAACAAGATTCCCTTGCAAGATCTCGAAAAGAAAACCCAATGCAGACGGCGGAAAACCTGAAATCATAGAAACTTTTCTGCATCTTGGAAAAACCGAACAGAACCTTCCGTATGTAGAAATCACCAGCAATGGACGAAGTGAAAAATTCCCCATTCGTCCCAGTAAACAGGTTGAGATTCCTGGACACGCTGACGACATGGAAGCACAGATGGCCATGGAACTGCGTGCATTTGTGCGTTACATAACTCAGCAGTGGACTATAGAAATAGCAAATTCTAGAAGTTCTGGAAATTCTGGGAATGCTGGTTCTGGAGGAAACTCTAATAATTACCGTAAGAATTATAACAATAACCGCAATTACAATAATCGTAATAACAATTACGGGTCGAATAACCAGTACCAGAATAATGGAAACAATTCTTCTGGAGAAGAAAACGCAGACGGAATCTACTAACGTACATAGATACTACGGAGCACCTTAAACGGGTGCTCCGTATAGTCAACAGAATCAGACAGATATATTACTATTTGGATACTGGGTTATAGTTTTATTGATGTAATTTTTAATTTTGAGGGAACACAATGCTACAGTTCGTTGAAGTAGAAAATTTTAGTTCTCAATCTCCATACGTCAATGTGGTCCATTCTGGGTTTGATTTGGTCTTTGATAACATAGACATTAAAGACCATCCTGAATTTCTCAAATTCAGTTTAAAACCATACAGTGCATTGACTAGTACTTTGAAGACTGGTCCTGGAGTTGCGCTTCATCCGATAAATCAGTTCGCAATGACTCTTCCTACCTCGATTCAAAAACGAATCGTAGAAATGCTTGTGGAATGCCATGTTGCTATTATAAATGGTCCAGAATACGATGACGAACAAGTTGAAAGTTATTCGGATTTTCTAGCCCAGTTAGAAAAACTGGAAGACACTCTTGGTGATATCATCCTCAAGATGGAAAAAGATACAGATCTTTCTGTCCTCTTAGAAGAGTATGTTCGATCCGAAGACTCTCAGATTCCTATCGCAGATATGGCAGATGCAGGTACACGACCTCACGATAGTCCCGAAATGACTTTCTTGAAAGAGGAAGCAGTTATACTCACAACGGTTTCATTGTATATGAAACTTCTGTCTTTGGTTATGGGGACATTCTTGGCTAAGTATAGTAGTGTGATAGATTCTGAGCAAAGAGAATTTCATGCAAGAGCTATCACCAACGCTTTACTTGGCGCAAAGTATCGTCAGATCATGCTCAAGCTCTATGACTACATTGAGAGATTGATCGAAACTAGATGCAAATTAACAAAAACGATAACTCCTACTAGTGCATATTGTGGACAAAGTACTGCAAGCTTATCTCGCAGGGAGTTCGATGTTGCTATAGTTAAACGATTAGTCGGAGCAGATCTTTACAGATCCGAAGGAAACATCATCAAGTATTTGGCAGCATCTGGTAAAAGTGGTGCTGAGTCAAAACTAAAAAATGCTGAAAATACGCATGGAACTAAAATCATGTCTGATCCTAACGATAAAGATCAGTCTGATGAAGGTAATGCCAGTGCGTTCGAAATGGGCTCAAGACAATCGTCCAAAACAGCGGATACTCCGCTTATCGTGGAGTGTGGTGCTGAAAGTTTGATCGTCGAACAGCTTGAAACAGAACATATTTCAAACGAAGAATTTGAAATGGTTTTAGCGTATTATGAAAGAAATCCTCTCCGAATCAATCCTTTTGGAAAATATCTTCTTGGACTCTCTTTCGGACACACACTTGGAGGAGGAACTTATATCCAACTTCTGAACCTTCCCATAATAACAAAACTGACAACTATACTACAGATAACTTACGCTCGAGCCGGTATATCTCAACTTGCACACATCATGTCTGCCAATATGGGAACTCCTGGAACACGTGTTCCTAAAGATACGGACATCATCTTAAACTCAGGATGGCAGAATCTTCCAGAATATATCGAGTGTCGTAAGACTTTAGTTTCCGGATTTGGAGAATATGAATGGAACTCTGTGTTTCGTAGTTTTGTGGAATGTTGTCTGACAACCCCTATCTATTACAACACAGCTCCAGCTATATGGGATCTGCTGAATGAACGCCCCACAAATGGACAGGAAATCAAAGAATTCCTTCCATTATTGGCTAAAGTTATCAAGTTCTCGACTCATACGTATTTAAATAGTGAGGTCTGATGTGTTTGATGTAGTAGAAGTAGATCTTCCCTTAGTGGAGTATGAACTAGATACTACTACGATATATGTTCCAAATTGCTCTGCATGGAACTCAGATGAAATATACTGCGCACGCGGTGGAAGATTGTCTTTGGATTGTCATCTGTCGAAATGTATAGTAACAACTCAATTCAAAGATAGTATCTTCGAATATACTCTACTAGCAAAAGCTCACCCTGAGAAAAACACGCGCATCATGTTCCCTATTTGTTCCAAACTGATCCCTCCTAGTTCTTCAGGGGAGGATGTCTCAGTGTATTTGCATCTTAAAGGAATACATGAGTTCCATTGGGAATGCAACAAAGAACAACCGCACGTTCCACAATTTATAGGGGAAACGCTGTGGAAGTTAGAGATGGATGCGCTTATAGATCAATACCCTGCAATAAGTACACGCTCACAAGAACATTGTCTGGATCTTACGTATTGTCCAGAACATGAAAATCTTGAAACTTTCATAACTCTAGCCAGAGATGAGTTCGTCCATGAATTAAACTTTCACCGAGTAGCTCGAGATCCTTGGGAAGAGTATTGTTCTTTGGACTCATTGAAAAAGCATCTGTATCCCCAAAAAGATAAAGAGTTACTTTTAAGTGTGATGTTCAGCACCATGGAAGAATTTCCAAGTTTAGACATCAACTATCTTCTCTTCATTTTACGACAAGCCGGGGATGGAGCTGTACGATATCAAAAAGCACAGATAGAAAGTCCTCATTTGACTTCAGACATCGAAACTCAAGACTATCGAGAGATAACTAATCTTTATTATCTGCTCAGTAGATCAAGATATAACGATATCAAATTGGAGTACGAGATATATTCGGACAACATCCGATTGACTCACAGCAATATCTACAATGAGTACTTTCGTACCAATTCCGTAGAAAGTATGCGCTTGCGATCAGATATAGAAAGTATTATTTTACATCCAGATTTTCTTATGGATCTAGAGAATAGTACCATAGATCTTGCGCTTAGTAACTACGGAGAAACTCGAGCAGCCAATATCTTGGTTGAAGCTAACTCGAATTCTGAATTAATAGGAGAGTTATGTTTTGATTATCAGTATGGATTTTTAATTGTATCTCTTACGTTGTACCTTCGAAACGGAAAAACTACTACTCTTTCGATCGTAAGAGATATGCAAGTATTGTCGACCATTTCTCAAACTTTAAAGTTCTAGATACAGGAGATTACTCGTGTACGGAAGACATCGCATAAACGCCAATTCGGATTGGGAACGTAACGTTTCCAAAGCACAATTGTTTGTATTCACACCACAAGTTATTGCCCCGGTGACAGTGAGACCTACTAGATTTAGTGTCACTGCTAAATTCGTAGATACCGTATCCAAAGAACTGGAACGAAATGATACCTTTCTTGGGAATTACGGACGAACACTTCCTTTAGAGGAATTTAATAGTGAATCAAACTACGTTATAACTCCGTCAAGACACGGACACACTGTTAATTATCGGGAATATCAGGACTTTGCTACATTCATGTTGGTCTGGGATAATCCTCCAATATACGGAAGACGAGTCAATACGCCTTCAAACACTCGATTCATCTATATCGGGTATTTTCTGACCGACCAGCCAGTGATACAACGGTACGGACGAAAAATGCTGCAAGAAGATGCTCGTCTGATATTCACGCACGTAAACCAAGTAGACATCACTGGAAACCATAGTGCGTTTGGGTCAAATTATCGTACCTTCTCACGGCAAAGTGTGGACATTGTTGATCCTACTGCAGTTGTTCAGTTAAACCGAGACCGGCAATACCGACTCGATCCCGATATCCTTCTTCAGACGGAATACACTTCTGGAGATGGAAGCGTTGTAACTAGTGTACCTGCAGAATCCCATGTTCTTACTACTAACAGCCCGTTGCAGTTCAATAACAACTTATACAAACCAAAAGCTCAACTTCGTTCTATCTTTAGTGGTATTCGGAAAAAGATAACCCAGGATAGAGCCGCTGCTGGTGCTACTGCAGGATTTTCTTCGATGTATCGTTCAGGATACGCTGGAGAAAGACACGCAGTTGCTCATCAGATGTCAACGCAAGCGCCTAAACTGAAAATAGGGTTCGAGGTCAATCAAATCTACACTATCGAAGAGTTGTTGGGAGAGTGTCCTTCCTTAAAGAACCGAGATAATGTGGAGGTACTTAATCTTCCGTTTGATCTTGGCTGCGATGCTCTGCAGACTGATACTCCTACTGTTACCAACATATGGACGGCACTTATCGAATCGACACTCCCGATATGGTTCGAAGATGCCGGTATCACGGACATAGCTCTGCGTTACTCCACGTATCCTGAAGGAAGACCTGCACGCATTTTATCACAAGATGCTTCGTGGGAAATCTTGGAAGATTCTTACGGTCAAGCACAACTTGGATTTACTACCAATCTTCAAGACTCTACGACTCAGCGTGCTATAGTCGAAACTTGCATATCGTCATTGGAACGCGATGTGTTCGAAATCATACTGGAGAACGCTGGAGATTTTGATTTGACAATCTACTACAATTGTTACAATCGAACTATGGTACAACTCCAGTTCCGGGATGAAGACCCACTTCCTGCAGGGGCATACACTGTAAGTCACGGAACCTACAGAAGCATAGCTACTCCTCTCATCGGAGACGAAGAGGACGAAGACTACAATCGCTCGGCGTTAGGTGAATTGGTAGATGGCGTACTTAATAATGTAGAGAAAATTGACGTCGTTCTCGACTATTAACTTAAACTGGAGGTAGTATGACTCAATATAGCCATAAAGATATAACCGCGTTTATCAACGCGATTATTCGTGTATCTCGCATGGTAGAAGTCCATAACAACCGGATAGTTTGGACAGACGGAGATCCGGTAGTTGTTCAACTCAAGGATAAAAAAGCTCCGCTCTTCACATACACAAGAAGTCCGGATGATCCGGACGCAATCGTACTCAACCCGTTACACGAAACTATGACATCGTCTGTTGACAGAATTTGGTTCTACAAACAGTTGAACTTAGGGTTCGTGACTCATCTGCAAAGAACTATAAAGTTCCTCGTAGAGATCGTACTGCACGATTGTCAGGATAAACCGGAACTTTTGAAATACATGAAGGGTATCGATGAAAACGACATCGATGAAAAATTCCTGAAAGAATTGGAGTTTCTTTACAATACACAGGGTGATGGGTTTTTCAGTATCAGTTACAACGCAGCGAAGAAAACAACAAAAGTATTTGCTGGTGTAGAAGATCCGACAGGAGAATACCAGAAGGCAGTTCCCAGTACAAAATTCCGGAAAAAATCCTGGAAACTTCTGACGACGATCATCAGGAATCTTCTCAGGGTAAATGATGACGAAACTATCGCATCCAAATACGAAACGTCTACAGACAACCTGGCGTGTCCGCAGTTCCTTACGTTTGTTCCCACTTGGCACAAATTGTGGGTGGCTATAGCTCCGGCTTGCAAATATACCATGGAATCTCTGGACATTAGTCTGGAAGCTGATCTGAGTGAAATCGAAGAGCATCTTCCCAACATCCTGACGTACAACAGCATGTCTAACTGGGCAGCATCAGTACACAATCATAAGCCCAACTTGAATAAGATCAAGTCAGCTATGACTGCAACCACAAGGGATGTCTTACTTGACGATACTGAAGTGGTTGTCGATCGTTCACGTCCTCGGGTTCAAGAACCTTACCGAGAATCTCGTAATGACTACTCGGATGCAGTAGCTGCACTCGAAGCGATCGGAGTATATCCGAAATCTCCGTATTCTCGTAACGACACGTCGTATCGTGCACGACCTGTAGACGATTATCGCCCGACATATACAAGTCGTTCGATATCATCTCGAGTTCGTGTAGGATATCGTAGACGGTAATATCGACATAGAGAGTTCTCCCTACTTTGGGAGAACTCTCTATGATTAATAGTGTGATTAGAAGTTTATTTTTGTCTTTCTGAAAGATATTACGATAAGGAGGATACAGATGTCTACAACCATACAAGAATATACAGGGATAGTTCTTGAAGACAAACCTAGAGATTCCAGAATAATAAAAGTTCTCATACCTGAACTTACTCCGTTTTATCAAGGTACGACTCAACCTATAGTGGAGAAAAAACTTGTAAAGTCAGGCAGTGACGATACTCTTCCCCCGATATCAGAGATCCATGTCTCTAATTATTTTACGGCTACATTTTTTGGAGATACCAATCGAAGATATCCTCCAGATGTTAGACGATCAGAACAGGTAAGAATATATAAAATCAAAGATCAAGATGTTCTTTTTTGGGAGTCATATGGCCGAGACGACAAACTAAGAACTACAGAGAGGTTACATATCGGTATAGCTGCTAAACCAGACATCGATTCTGAGCTTACGACAGACAATACGTATTTTCTGGAATTTGACAGTTTTAAAAAACATGTAGTATTGAAGACCTCTACTGCCAACGGAGAATCGTGTAAGTATTTGTTGAAAATGGATGTCGATAAAGGAGAACTCTATCTTTGTGACGATGTCAACAATGAAGTGTACATAAATTCGCATGCTCCAAGAATTCGTATAAAAAACAAATCCGGCACGTTACTTGATCTTCATAAAGAAAATCTATTGGCATCCGCATTAAAAGACTGCGTTATTAAAGCTGGAAGACAGCTTGTGATAGACTCTCCTGCGATGACATTTTCGAATTCAAACAAGTCAGGAACCATGGTCTGGAATGCTAAAGATGTGACGATGAATCTGAAGAAATCTTGGGTGTGCAATTCTCCTGCGATAGGTCTAAATGGAGCAGTCGTTACTGACACTGTAGTTGCTAAACACGTTCAGGCAGAAGGATTTTCTACTGGGATGCAAGGGGGGAACTACTCTTCATCAAATATAGATTTGAAAACAGGAGAAGGGAATAACCCATCAAATCCTCCCAACGCTGGAGGGAACAGTAGTTCCAATAGACACTGTACTGCCTGGGAAGAATTCAGCGAAGCATTACGTATAGTGCACCATTGTTTGAGTATCAAGAATCCGGATTGTCCAGAACTTGATTCCTTGTTAGACCTTGCCAACAAAGCAAAAATGCCACTCAATCGAGGTAAATGATGTATTTTCCACATCTTCCAAAGACTCTACACATCATAGATGAATCTACCCGATGGTTCGTTTCTCCGGAAAAATACGAATTTAAATTGTATCCGGAATTAGATCATCAAGAATTTCTCAAAGCTGCCGAGATACTGAATACTGCAACACTCAACTGGGCTAAATTTGAAATTACCCTTAAACAAGATACAGCATTTGTTCCATTTATAATGGGATGTTCTTTGTCCAATTTTGGAACAAAAGAATTTTTTGATGCATTAGAAGAGTGCAGCTACACGAACGATCCAATAGACGATCCTGATACTTACATGTTTCCTTCTCAGTCACAGATCCGATTTACAGAAGAGCTCAATCTTCTTAGACGAGTCGTCGATTGTAAAGTACTTGAAAGTATGGTTGGTCGTGGATGGTTCATGATTTTAAGTAGTGTTCCTCACTATAGAGAAAGATTGAAGCTAAACACCAAATCAGATGAAGCTAGTTTTCAAGATAGTCTTATATACTCACTAGTCACACTTCATCCATATTTTTGGAGTTTACCTTATTTTGCTGGTCTTGAACTTTTCAGAAAATTCTGGATAAAATCTTCAAGAGATTAAAACCCACATACTACGGTACACATAGGAGACTCCTTTATAAAGGAGTCTCCCATATAAGTAATCTAATTTGAGTTACTTTAATGATTCCATCGTGCGATATGTCTGATAGTGTTCTAAAATGTCGTCGTGATTAGGAATTAAAAGCTGAGACATATTTTTAAATTCCAGTTCAGAAGAATATCCATTCAAAAGTAAAAATATATCGAGCATATCCAAAGGATATCTGCGATCTCTTAGTACATCGCACGGTCGATATTCATACATGTGTGCTTCTTCTAATGTTAAAGAAATAACTTTTGCAGATTTGCGCAAATGTTCTATATGATCAGTAACGTATCTTCTCCAATTTCCTGTCAATCTAAGGTGTTCCATAGAACCCTGTGTGAGAACAAGTAAACTCATAATTGCTCCTACATTCATTGTTCAATGAGGTATATATTACTATTGTGTAAGATCCGAAATAAACTAAAGTTATTGGAGGAACATAATGAGTCACGAAGATGATCTTTCTCCCAACCCATACCTGGAAAGAGACAAAAAGAAATATCCGATGATGTCGAATCTGAACTTCGATGTCAGATTACTTGGAACAAAACCAGTATTGTGTCCCATGTTACCGTCGAATTCATCTCAGCGTATGGCTATGTTCTCGCATAACATCAGTGGAGCACCCATACCACATCATCCGGAATTTCCTGCAGTAGCATCTGGGTTTGAACATAAGTTCATGGAGTACACGTTCAATACATCCAGATTCGTTGCAGACGGTACGATCCTAGCTATTGTTAGTAAGTATCAAGTAGGACAAGGTCTTTATCCTATCACGTTCAATCCGATGAATTACGTGATATACTTAAACCATGAAGATCAGACCGTAGATTACGTCACAACAGAACAATACACTCGTTGTACTAACGGATTCGGTTATAAAAACATCATCGATGAAAGATTGCTTCGTCCAGGTACCCGTGTCGAAGCAGGACAAACACTCACGCATTCTCCCGCAGTCCAAGGTGAAAAATATTGTCTTGGAACTAATCTTAATGTTGCCTATATGTCGTCCATATACACAACGGAAGACGCCATGGGGATGTCTCGCAGTACCGCCAAACGACTTGGTACTACTGGGGTAAAAATGATACCCATCGACATCCAACGCAACTACGTACCTTTGAACTTATACGGAACTCCCGAAGAGTATAAGTTCATACCCGATATGTATGGACAGGTACGTGAAGATGGGATTTTGTGTGGGTTCCGTGAAGTTGATCCTAATACTTTGTTTTTGGACATGAACCCAGAAAGTCTTATGTCTCCGCAGTATCACACGGATTACTTGTACTATGCTCCTCCAGGAGCTACGATCGTAGACATAGACATGTACAAAAATCCTATCAGCAAAGTAAAGACTCCTGAACATATCTTTGCTCAGGTAGATGCGTATATCCAAAATTCCCTCATTGGATATAAACAGCTCATGAAAGTCTATTATGAACATTGTGTACAAAAAGGACATCGTCCAAGTTCTGCATTCAATACGCTGATCACAAATACAGAAATGATCCTTCATGCTAATGGCGTAAGATCTAAAAATCTAAAATCGATCCCAAAATATGCATACAAAGGAGAAGCGATCAATTTCATCCGTATGAATCTGACATACACACACACTATTGAAGTAAATTGCGGAGCTAAAACAACAGATCGTCAAGGTGCCAAAGGCGTTAGTAGTATCATTATAGATGATGAGCATATGCCGGTTAACGAATATGGTGTTAGAGCAGACATAGTCATTTGTCCGATGACTCCGACTAACCGAATGAATTTCGGACAGTTGTATGAACAATTCATAGGAATATTACAATACGCAGTTATACGAGAGTGTAAACAATACTACAAAACCGACCCTTTAAGAGCTTACGATAAGATCCTAGAATTCTTTTATGACGTTAACACAGAGTATGGTAAACTTTGTGAACAAGCACATAGAACTGATAAATCTAAGATCTCGTTGGTAGATGAACTTATAGGGTTAGGATATCTTCCAGTAGTTTGTCCTCCTGGGTTATCAAATATTGGTCCGGACTGGGTGCTCGAAATGCGTGACAAATATAATGCATTTCCTACTCCTGTGTCATATAACCAAACAGACGCGGAAGGCAATGTCATAAGAAGAGTAACTACAATTCGACCGATATACATAGGACCGGTTTACAGATACATCCTGTGCAAGAACCCACATGTACGGGCCAGTGGTATGTCGTATGTGAACCAGATGAGCGTACCTATAACCATAAAGCGAACAGATGTCAAACACCAACATCCTATCGGCATAGTCCCCATACGTATCGGAGAAGATGAAGTCAGAAACCTTATCATGACGGTAGGTCCTATGGCATATCGTATCATCTCACTATATGCCAATGCTCCTGCAGCAACCAGGATCATGGGAAGACAGTTGTTGACGGCGAAAAAGCCTTCCAATATCAAATGGATCAATGTTTCAGAACAAGAACTCAATTCCATGAACGTCATGACTCAGGTGACAAAACATATGTTGGCTACCTGCGGAATAGATGCAGAAAATGTTGTAGTTGATAAAGAAAGCATGAAGAAATGGTTGGCGTTACGTCGTGCCTCTAGAAAATAAGGAGATATCGTGTACCTGACACAATCTGATATAAGACCAACGTTCGGACATGAAATCCTAGCCAATAACAGACACCCCAAAGGTTGGGTAACTGTCAAATTTGATGATGGAGAAAAAGATCTTCCCATACAGCAAGTTATCGTCAATGCCCCTATATGGGGTATCTTGCATGCTATGGATATGAAAGTCAAAACAAAGCATGTTTTCATAAAGGATACGTACTCTAATGATCTTCTCAAGAAAGCAATGACGAAAATCTTCTTAGAGGTTAAAGATCGTTGTCCTGAAAGAATACAAGAGTTTGTGACTGCTATCTGGGATTGTGCTAATACCATCAATGAACTTGGTGCATTTGAACTTGCAGAACACCATTGTACTATCTCTCTTCCTGATCTTGCAGAGATCATGAATGAACCTGCAATGAAAGCGATCACGGATGTTGATCTGACCAATCGATTCGGAACCAACGTTATTGAAATGACTCTCAATGACGTAAGAGGAAAAATGTGCAAGTTGCTTGGAACTAAAGGAGCATTAAAAAATGATACGCTTCTTCATTTTCAGCAAACTAACAACATAAATCCGAATCAGATGACTCAAGCTTTAGTTGCGTTCGGTCTTCGTACAGAAGTTAACGACATCGTTATTCCAAGAGCGGTACAAGGATCATCTTTAACGATGATGCGCGATATCAGAGATATCGCTATCGAGCCTCATGCTGCACGTAAAGCTGCAGTCATGAACCACGCAGCCATCCAAGAATCACAATACTGGGGAAGAAAAGATCAGTTGCTCCTAAGCGCGATACTCGGAATCGTCCCCGGGGATTGTGGCGCACACAAAACTATAGAAGTTATCCTTAACAAAACGAATATGTGGTGCTATGTGGGCAAAAACTACATCGCAGACGATGGGCACATAGCTCACATAAATGTGGACAATATGGAAGCTCTTATAGATATACCCCTCCAGATGATCACTGTTGGTGGATGTCGTCACAGACATGGGGTATGTGAAACTTGTTTCGGACAACTCCATCTGACCATACCTAAAACAATGAATTTAGGATTGGTTTCTGCTACCACGATGGTATCTAAAGTGTCTCAGATGATCTTGTCTACAAAACATCTCATCAAGACGTTGTCCAAGATATACGAACTTCCCCCACATGCAGAAGAAGTATTCCAGAGAAATATCAAAGGTATCTCACTTCATCCTACGTTCCATAAAGAAATGAAGAACAAAGAGTGGTATCTCGGGATAGATCAACGCGACCTTTATGGAGGTCGATCTGATCTTATTGAGTTGGATAGAGATCTTCCTATCCCGGAAGACAGATTCTCAAGCATCCATTCCGCGTATATCAAATTCACATCGGACGATGGTCGGGATATCTTTTACGAACTTCCTTTGGATGTTAATGACGTACGACCGTATCTTGCATCAGAATTCATCTTGACGATGAAAGATAAATATCAGGATATCGTACAAGAAGATCAACTTTTATGGATACCCATGAAAAATCTTCCTAACATGCCTATATTTAGATCTCTGATCATAAACGACTCTATGTCCGAATACGTAGAAAGAGTTAAAGCTTTCCTTGAAAGTAAACCTCTTTCAAAACACAAAACATTCCAAGGTGCAATAGAACATTTCACCGAACTGATTTGGTCTAAAGTTAACATAAACATTGCACATTTGGAAGTGATATTACGAGCTCACATGATTCATGATGAAAACGATTGGTCGATACCGACAAATCCGGATCTGAACAATGTGACGTTTGCTCCTACAGGAAGAATACTTCAGAGAAGAACTCTGTCTGAGATGATGTCGTTCGAAGGACACAATGCGCATTTTATGCGGCCACAAACGTACGTTATACCTTCGACTAGAGGACCTTTCGATCCATTCTACGATTTTGATCGCCATTGGATACGTGGCAAACTGGGCTAACGTAGGATTAAGGGGGGATTAACTATCCCCCCATTAAATTTTACTTAATTTTTGAATGGAGTAGTATCATGTCCAAAACTACAGATGCCAAGAAAACTGCAGTTAAATCGAACACCAAGAAGACTTCTACAGTAAAACCTAAAAAAACTAAGGTCACTACCAAAAAACCCACTACGGCAAAATCCAAAACTACTAAACAAGAAAAACCTTCATCTAAGAAAACTGTGGCAAGCAAGAAACCTACTACTAAAGCAAAAGTAACAAAAGAACAGCTTCAAGATATCGTAGATCAAGCAAAAACTGCCAAGCCTATAGACGAAGATATCGTTGACAAAGAACTTGACAAAAAAATTGAGATGAGTCGTAGTGCCGCTATACATGACCCGTACATGCACAGAGAAACTCTTGTACCTCCTGAAGAAGGTGCATTTGCTAAAGTATTTGCTGCTCGTGCTGAAAGAAAACGATTTGAAGCAGGAGAAATGACCGAAGAAGAAGTTCAAGCATACAAAAAGAAACAAATGAAAGAACTTCTTGATCAGTTCCGTGAAAAATTTGATAAGTCATAGTTTTTTATAGTGGTTGGTATCCTATAAGGATACCACCATTAAACTGGGAATAGATTATTTGTTATGTTTCCGATACATATTGACGTATATCCAACATGCATTGAGGTTATGGCTTCCCCACATGGGCATGTCCCAAATGGAAATATCAAAAAAGTTCTGAACGATCTTACTGAGTTTGAATACGATAAATTTCGAAACAAATGGAAATTCAAATATGCGTACTATCTTTTTAATGAGAACACTCAAAGATTAGTACTGCCAAGACAGTTGCTGCGTAATGTGATAGAGTGTTTGAAAAGTCAGTGTCTACCGTACAATCTCAACTATCCGAAATTGCACAGAGTCAAAGACATACATGCAACCATCCGTCCGGAATGGAACGACCGACCAGAACACGGTAAAGTGATCGCCCACCTTAGCAATGCACAACACAGCATGAGAGCATCTAACCTTCAGACAGGTAAAGGAAAGACGTATTGTGCTCTACGATCACTTTGCAATCTGCACAAAAGAACTCTCATCGTTTGCGATGGACTTGTTGAACAGTGGGTAGACGAAATACACGAAAAAACCCTGATCCCCGAAGATCAAGTATATGTCCTGAAAGGTAGTGCTAGCGTTATCCAAGCGTTGAAGTTCACTAAAAAAGAACATCCTTCCGTATTTGTTGCATCATTAGATACACTGATGCCTTACGTATTAGGACAAGGGGTATACCAAGACATCGATCCTTGGAGTAAATTTGTCAGTAAATTCTATTTCGGTACGAAGATCATTGATGAATTTCATCTGAATATGCAGGCACTCATTAATCTAGATCTCCGTACGAATATACCCAACAACATCTATCTGTCAGCTACACCTAAACGAAGTAAGAAATCTGAAGCTAGGATCTTTGACATCATCTTCCCCAGATACATGATAGTGGGCGGAGAAACTTACGACAAATACGTTCATGTTAAATTCTTCCGGTACGATTTGCACACTCCAAAACCTGGGGTGTTCAAAACTATACATGGGTATTCTCATACCAAGTACGAAGGATTTCTAGTCAACAATTCTATGGCTCAAGCAGTGATTTTGAATGACATTTTGTTCCCCTTGATATCTACGGAATTTATTAAGATCAGAAGACCTGAACAAAAATTGCTTATATTCGGATCCACGATAGTGTTTTGTCAGCTTCTACAAAGAAAGATCCAGCAACAGTATCCGGAATTAAATGTCAAAACTTTTGTTTCTGGAGATCCTCTCGAACACCTGGAAGCCGACATTATCGTAGGAACCCCTAAATCCTGCGGTACTGGTAAAGATATACCAAATCTTAGAACAGTTATAAACACGACAAGTTTAAGCTCGCCACCTACTGTAGAACAAATGCTTGGCCGTTTGCGTAAACTCAAAACAGAGGACACTCCAATCTATGTCGATATGTACAATGCCAGTCTGGAACGACAACGTGCACATTATCACGATCGTAAAAATATCTATAGATTGAAAGCAAAAACGTATACTGAGCACACGATATGACTTAAGTAGGTACGATAGAATACTAGTTTATTTCTATCGTACCTACTTAAATACAAATCAGAAAAGGACTTTCAAAATGATACAACTTAAACAAACTGAACATTGGTCAAGACTTAATATTTTTGTCAAGAATCAGGATGATACTTGGACAGAAGTTAAGAATATCCATATTAAGACAGAACAAGGATGGAAACCTGTATGGAAATACTCTTGGGAAGTTGGTACTTGGGGAGAATGTTCTGAAAAATGTGGTGGGGGAGAACAAGTTAGAGATGTAACTTGTCTTAGATCTGATGGTATATACAAATCAGATCGATTTTGTAGTGAGATAAGTAAACCAGCATCTGTTCAGGAGTGCAACACTGGACCCTGTGGGTCTTACGCTACAGTTACCAGACTTTTGCATTATGGTCAGTTTAATGTGAATGGAAATTCCTTCGGTGTCAGCGTGGGTGGTACTTACCTGATAGAACCTACTCTTCCTGAAGGAGAAAATACCCTGATAGTCACCGCACAACGTCCGGGATTATCGTGGCACCAAGGTACGATTATAGACATTTTATTCTGCAAAGACACACCAGAAGCATTTCGTCCTATATCGGGATTTCCACCAAGTCACAGTTCTATTCAATATCCTGTGGAGTGTCAGCAATACGGAATAACTAAAGGAACAAAAGTATTGACATATAACCGAGGAGTAGATTCCACCCGGATGGTATTCAAATTCTAAGGAGTCGTAAGTCAATGTACGATAAAGAACATACGGTTGCGTTTACTGGACATCGACCACATGCGTTTATACCACAATACATCCAAGAGTACAACGAAATCCCAGATACTTTAGTACAGTTGATTTATGGCGAAATTGAATCGTTGTATTTGTATGAAGCCTGTCGCCATTTTATTTCTGGTGGTGCTCTTGGTTGGGACATGTGGTCAGCATTTGCTGTTTTTCAGTTAAAAAACAAATATCCTGAAGTACGCCTTACTATCGCAAGACCATTCCCTTCCCAGGATGCAAAGTGGTCACGAGAAAGTAAACGTATCTACAATGATGTTTTGCTCAGAGCAGATGAAGTTGTCGATACCAGTGACGATCCTTATTTTGCATGGAAATTGATGTTTCGTAACAAGTGGATGGTCGATCGTTGCAGCTATCTGATAGCAGGAAAACGTTCGGATATAACTACAGGTGGGACTGCTGCGTGTATCAACTATGCACGTATTCGCAAAGTGGAAGTGCTAGAATTGGAGTTTTAACTTGTAAACTGGAGTTCTATTATGGTTAGTTGGTTAGGTTTTCTTTGGATCGTTATACTCACACTGGCAGATGCGGTTTTTCTGCAACCTATCAAGATTGTTATTTCGTTCATCGTCAGATTTCTTTGGTATCCTGGAGTACATCGAAGACGAGATATACTGGATCGAAGTGATCCGAACATACAAGCACTATTCACTTTCTTTGAAAGAGCAAATGTTGAAAAATACGAAAACCCTGAGCTTATCAAATATTACAAAAGTATCCACAATATTGCTCGTAAAAGTATCCCCCACCTTGCTGACAATGGGGATGGGTTTAAATTCCATGCTATCGTGGAAGGCATCACTCAGAATCCTGAACGAGTAGAAAGTCTTCTTAGAGAATACATTACCCCCGATGGGATCATATGCAGGCACCCTATAGGACATGATAAGTGTAAAGCCGCAGCGAATTTCTCTGGAGATATGGCGTCAGGACTTCTGTATCTTTTATCTCGGATGAGGAATAAACAAAAAGATCTGTCTGATGCATGCATATGTGCGATCTGCAAGTTGTTTGAGACCACCACATTTCAGTGGTATATCCCAAATAAAAAGATCTTCAAATTCCCTATGAAGTTCATGCATCCAGATGCAGAGCAAAGACGTATAGAAGATCGAGGATGGGTCTACACACCCATAGGACTTGGTCCTCAGATACATCGCATCCTTACGTGGTATACCCTTGGTTATCAGTACACAGGTGATCGCAGGTATCAGTTCCTGTACTATTTTACACTGATTTTGTTTGCTCCTTTGCTTTTAGTGTGCAATGGTGATCCTTCTATCTTTGTAAAGAAGTATTACTTAACTGCGTGGTATGCAACACACAGTTCCGCGTATATCTATGCTGCTCTACACGAAGCAAGTGACGATAAGTATATCTCCGGTGTACTTACCCGGAAGTTGGAAAGAAATCTTGCAAGAATGGCTGACAGATATCAGACCAACGTAGAATTTACTTTACTTGCATCTAAGTACGGCAATAGACCAGTGGAACTTCCAAAAATTATGTATCTTGTTCCAAAAGGACAAAACACATTCCCGAATGACGATGATGGAAGTTGGAAAGAATACATTTCGCTGAGAGGATTTAAACGTAAACAATACGCAGATACTTGGCTTACTCCTAAAACTTTAGGACATCCATATATTTGGGAGAACAATCCGTTAAAACCTCTTGAGTGTGATGACTGGAGAAGAGAACATGCCAGTATCGATTTATACATTGCTCACTTACATTTAAATACACTTCCACGCCCAGTTCCCTATTCCGCATATCTCAGCTAAACTATATCTTACTGTCCTGTCCTTTTGGGGACAGGACAGTATTTTAACATAACAAACTTATATTTTTGTCTGAACATTTCATGTACACAGTCAATAAGGGGGCAACACTGTGGAAAGGGATGCTTACGTCATATTCACTATAAGTTTCGTTCTGATGATAATCGGGATCTGTGCTCACAAGATACTACCAAGTAAGTTACCCAAAACAAAAATTCTTCCAGAAGAAATGCAAACTCTTATCCAAACTATCTCTAAAATGGATAAACAGATAGACTCTACTGAAGACGAATTACGGAAGTGTTATGTTTGCACAAATTACGATATTTTAGCAGAGTTAACTTCTAAAAAACTTATCAAACATCAAGTTCACAAAATACTGTACTTACATAAATTGCATCTTTTGGAACACAAGTATAAATTCAAATCACAATTCCCAAGTGTATTTGAATCCAGGCATAAACTTAAAACTAAGAAAGAAATCTGGATTGAACGTTTGGATAGACTCAAGTGTTGTAACACCAAAAATTCAGATCCTATAGATGTACGAAAACGTATGCACTATTGCAGCACAAGAATCAAAATCATTGTAGTTACCGACAGATATCTAGTTAAATTCATTTTAACTAATTATTCTAAAAAGTAACTGTCGTTCATTTAAATTCGAGGCTATATTACTCCTTTGAATACCCCACTACCATTGGTGTAGTGTATAAATTTAAAGGAGCATATCATGCGAATTTCTCACGCTATTTCTAATTTGTTGTGCCCTACGGTTAATGATATCTGTTCCAGAATAATCAAAAGGACAGACCGTAGGTCAGAAATATGTGGGCATATCCACAGAACCGAAAAAGACACACTGATTCTGAAGGTAGAGGCAGAAGGACGTCAATCCATTACTGAAATAACGGATGCAGATCTGGCCCGCATCCGTCAAAACTTAAGCCACACTCGCATACAGACTCATGGTGTATGGGTGAAGGTAACTAACGTAGTTTCTGAACCTACTGCATTGGAATTCAATATGTCAGTGTCTTGGTAAACAAGAGGAGCGCATATGCAAACTCTCGAATCGTTGGAAAAGAAGCTGACCACGATATTGCAAAGCTTACCTCAACTGTCTGACCCCGGCCTTGATGGAACGATAACTTACGTTAAATTTCAACGTGATGGGAAAATACAAAGAATCATTCCCACACACCAACTTCCAGCGGTAAAGAGTATCTTAGATGAGTTAGGATACGAAAAACGTGAAGGGTCTCCCGAATAGGGGACCCTTCACGACATTCATTCAAACTATAGAAATATATTATTTTTTTGCAGAAGAGATTAAGTGATTATCTTCTGTAGTCTTAAGGAGGCTCGTATGAATTTTAAATCCCTAGTAGCATCTACACAAACAAAAGTGTCTCAGGAAAAAGGTCTTTCTGTTTTACTTAGTCATCTGCATACTCAGTATACAGAGGTTAAGAAAACTATGAATTATAGACCTCAAATTGTCTTGTTTTTAATACGCCCCAAAGAGAGACATAACCCGACGAGAATAGATATCGTCGATAAATGTTCTCGAGAAGTGTATGCTTCGATTGATGTGTCTTACGACACAAGGTTAAAAGAAATCTATGACACCATAATGCTACAGAATTTGAAAGAATTCAAACACATTCCCATGTACATCAAGTTGATAACCAAAGGTTATCCTACGTTAATCAGCAGCACCGATGTAGTGAATCGGAAAGGTTCGGTAGTATGATGGAGAGTTTGGGTTGGGAGGATAAGGAGCAGAAGACAAAATAAGTCTCTTCTGCTCCTTATTTTTACATGTATAAATTTTATTTTTTGTTCATTTTTAACTTTTTTAAAAATATGAAAGTAATGATATACTGACTCGGATCTCTGTTTTAAACCATCCCCAAAAAGGAAAAACTTATGTCTATTATTTTCCCTACTGTTGTACGTAAACGTGACAACCTTACATTTGCTTCTTATAACAAACTGAAGATCATTCATGCCGTAGAAAAAGCGTTTCGTTCATACAACGAAACGGTTTCAAACGAACAGTTGGAAGAAATTTATTCTGGTGTAGTGGATCATATCACTAAAAATCCCAACATGTTGTCTTATAGATTGGACACCGGAGAATACTACATAGATGTCGAAACCATCCAGAACTTTGTAGAAAAATCTCTCATGGAGAAAGGATGGTATTCAATAGCTAAGAATTATATCTTGTACAGGAATCAGCGTGCGACTGTACGTGCCTTAGATAGTGCAGCCATCTTGGACGAAATCGATGGATATATCGGAGGGCATGATCCGGACGAAAAAGAAAACTCCAATATCGATTTTTCTCTTCAAGGACTCAACAACAACATTGTAGCTAAAATCATGCGGCAGTATTGGCTGGAACGAGTGATGACTCCGGAAGCAAAACAGATGCACATAAATGGAGAAGTCCATTTCCACGACCTTAATTTGCTTTCTGTGTATTGTTGCGGTTGGGATATGCGTGCACTTATTCTGGAAGGACTTGGTGGAGTCCCAGGAGCAGTATCGTCAAGACCTCCTAAAGAATTTGGAGTAGCTCTTGGACAGGTATGGAATTTTCTGTACACCGTCCAGGGAGAAGCTGCTGGAGCACAATCCTTAAGTCAATTTGATCTTTATCTTGCACCTTTCATTCGATACAATAACCTCACGTATCGTCAAGTTAAAAAGTCTCTTGTAAAATTTGCACACAACATGAATACCAAAACAAGGGTAGGTTTCCAGACACCGTTCACCAACGTGTCCTTGTGTTTGACCGTACCCAAATCTATGGCTGACGATCATGTCATCTATGGTGGTAAGTTCATGGAAGACAAATATGGGGATTTCCAAAAAGAGATGGATATCTTTAACCAAGCATTTTGCGAAGTCATGCTTGAAGGTGACGCCGATGGACGTCAATTCCATTTCCCCATTCCTACGTACAACATTACTAAAGACTTCGATTGGGATAATCCCAATTACACCAAGCTCTGGGAATTGTCTGGGAAATACGGTTCTCCGTACTTCACGAACTATATCAATTCTGAACTTGATCCTGACGACGTACGCTCCATGTGCCCTATGCGATACGATACAAAGATCACAACGTACTATCGCGGACACAAATCAACGATGACTTTAGAAGATCTTTATCGGACATATTCTGGTAAATCCATAACCGATACTTCAGTAACTTATCTTGGTAAACACATACCGGTGAAACGTGTACTGAGAGAACCCACTGAAGAACTTATCCGTATAACGACAAAACGTCAGTCTGAAGGACACGTATTTGATAGAAGACACATGCAACCTATCACTAGGGAAAACAAACCTCTCACTGTACGAGCATGTGATATCCAGATTGGAGATCTTCTTCCGTACGAACAGAAAGGAAATATCGATTGGATAGCTGTCACTGATATCTCTCGAGTAGATAAAACTATACGAGACTCTTACGTATATTGCATAGAAGTCGATAGTGAAGATCACCTGTTTGAACTGACAGAAGGAGATCTTATCACGCACAATTGTAGATTGCGTCTTGATTTTACTGAACTTAAGAATCGTGGTGGTGGTCTCTTTGGAGCTAACTCCATGACTGGATCTATAGGTGTAGCCACCCTTAACTTACCGGATGCAGCTATAGAAGCAAACGGTGATAAAGACAAACTCTTCGAGATCCTCACAAGACGTATGGACATCGCTGCACAGTTCCTCGACGATAGAAGAACTTTCATAGAGAGCAGTATCGAAAAAGGACTGTATCCTTTTAGTCGAAGATGGTTGCAGGGCATCAAAGACAAAACAGCTAACGATCCGGACATAAAACGTCCTGGATATTACGCTGCGTATTTTAGCACTATAGGTATCATCGGTGGTCATGAAATGTGCCTTAACTTCTTAGGTAAAGGCATAGAAACTGAAGAAGGTGCAAAGTTAGCTTTGGAAGTTCAGGAGTTCATCAAATCAAGATTAGATCATTATCGTGAGAAATATCACACTCCCTTCAATCTGGAAGCAACTCCTGCAGAAGGTGTGTGCTATCGTCTTGCTAAATGTCTGAAGACTAAATTCCCTACTGCAAAAATGGTAGAAGAATTACGAGAACACGATGAACCTTATCTTACTAACTCGACTGCACTTCCTGTAGGATTTACCAATGATCTGTATACAGCAATAACCCACCAATCTAAATTGCAGGTTATGTATACAGGAGGAACGGTATTTCACATTTTCCTTGGAGAAGCCATATCCAATCCTGAAGCTGTGAAAGAAGTGGTTAGGATGGTGTGTACCACGACGCCTATTCCTTACATCACACTTTCTCCCGAATATTCTATCTGCAGAAGTCACGGATATCTTGCAGGGGAACAACCCGAATGTCCCACTTGTCACAGTGACACCGAGGTGTATGCACGAGTAGTAGGTTTCTACACTCCTATGAACCGGTGGAACAAAGGAAAGCGTACTGAAGGAACTCATCGTAAGAGTTTCGACGGAATCGTCGATGTCCTTAAAATCGAATAATGACTAACACACTAAAGTAGGAGAAGGGGGAACTCCCCCTTCTCCTAGTGTGAACGTTCTAAAAAATTTGAAGGTTATATTACTATCGTGACACTGAATATGGTCCCACATTTAGTCATATCTAAACACCAGAGGAACTCATATGGAACACCAATATCCGGAAGATTATATTCAAGCAGGTCTTATTGAAGTGTTTTATGCATGGAGAAACGTCAGTTATGCTCAACGTCAGGTCGATAATAGAAGAGACCAAATACAGATCGCAGCTAAGATTCTCGGGATCGCTACAGAACTAGACGGAATCTATACCGTAGCATGGTCTCACAATGGGGTGAATGATCCATTTATGATCACTCTGGCCAATGGAACTCAGATCTTAATCCTAGATGCTTTCGATGTCGAAAATGTTCGAATGTATCTAGTAGAACCGACACCTCGACACTGCCTTCAGACCGGATTGCCAATTTACAATCTACGCCCATTCGACCGTGGGTTAGATATGTACGTAGTGTTACTTTGTTCGGAGAATTAGTCATATGCACAATTAACAAAACACTGTTAATCTTTGAGTTACAGAAGAGAAGGATCGTATTGGTCCTTCTCTTCTTTAGTATTCTACATGATTTTAAGGATATATTACTTATTTGAATGTGGATTGAAAATAGATATCACAAAACTTTATATGTCTAAAGTTTGTGGCCCTGGTTTTTAATTTATAATCTTGGAGTAATCTCAGTGCAGATCGGAGAATTTCTTTTTAAAATTGAAAACAAAGGAATGGCTGCCGTCCACGCTCAGAAAGTTGGAACTCACGAAGACATCATACTGGTACTTCCCCCAAATCAGACAAGAGCATTTTCTGGAATGACGTACGACGTGTACAAATTAAGTGCAACTTCCAACAGATTTATCGTACTTGTTAAAACTCAAAATAACCCGAAAGGAATACTGAAGCGGTTTGATATTTTCTCAAAAAACAAAAATCAGTACATCGGAAAATTTGCTAAAGGAACACTCTATAGTCTTTAGGAGACATACATGAATTTAATTTCTGTTGCACTTGAGTCGACATATACGAATATCGAATTTGCAATCGAAAAAACTCAGGAGATGCTTTCCCAAATGAAAGCATCTGGAGATTCTACGGTCGAAGAAGCACAGGAACTGTATGGAATCCTCATTCAATGGAAATTGTGTCCTTTGCGGTTTTTGCCTGTAGTTATTCGTGAGTTTGACCCCAACAAAAAATTCTTTGCACGGGATGCTAAAACTGATCTGGGAGACATGATCATAGAGGATCTGGTACACGGTAAGTTTGAGCATTCCAATGTAACGGGCGCCCCATACACCACAAAACTCCACAGTCGCAGACTGGCGTGGCAATTGGATATCGTTGGGATCGATAGTAATTACAAAAGCATCCCACAAAGCATCCTCCCGCATAGTGGTATTTATACCACGGGAGTCCTTCTTCCGTCACAATATAACTATTTCAAGAGGCTAGTCTGTCGCAGAAGTTATGCTCATCTGGAAGTAGAACAAAATAGAGAAATTTTGACTAATGGATGGGATTTGACTTATCTTCCCGAAATAAGTGACGCACAAATAGCGGCATTCCAGATAAATCAAATAGTCCCTGCACACACGTTCATGTCAAAGCTTAACTACACTCAATTCGAACGATATGTAAATCGGTTACTGGAAAAAGAGTTTAAATATATAGAAAAAAATCAAGAAGCAAGAACTCCTTATTTGTCGGGAAATCTGCTTCTCAAAAGAATAAGTTATTGATCCACATACCAGAAGGAGACACTTGTCTCCTTCTGGCATTTCCTTACGAAAGATATTTGGGATCCTTTTTTACTAGTATCTAGCTGTAAGAAGCTAATGCCTGACACACAGATTTTCTTAGTAAAAGAAAGTCTGCATCTAAAGGAGAATCGGAAAACAGATAACCTAACTGAAGGGTATTGGAGTTCTTAATGAATAAGAGTTCCAAGCTTTCTCCAACAATCTACTGCAGGATAGCAATCGCTAACTACGTCTGCAGTATCAACAGATAGGAGTGGTGGAGATCTCCACCACTCCTTATAAGGAACAAATTAAAATGTTCGTACATTACGACAACCATTATGAAAAGAGTTTTAAGGATCGAATAATCCAATGTTCAACTGCACAGGACTGCAAAGAAATTTACAAACATCGGTCATTTTCGGAACTACAGCAAATTCAGAAGCAACTCTTTGAGTTGCGTATCAATAAACAAATAACCATGAATAAATTTCGCTTGGCAATGTACTCAATGCCTGAAAAACATATTGAGACATTTCCTTATGCCTATGGCGTACAGGACACTGCCAGACACGAACTTTATCAACAGCGAATTCGATATTGGAAAAATAAGACGAAGTCAAATGCACTTCGTTGCGGGGAACTGTATCCAGAACTACTGTCTAACGATGACTGGCGGGATATCGTGGATACCAACAACATTCTCCATTGTATCTCTGAGCACTGGAACCCTAAAACGGAGTATGAAAAGATCGGGTCAGATCTTGACAAATTTAAGAACATTGCTAGGAAGTTGTACAGACGACAGGCAATTTCTTTGGAAGAATATGGGAGAGCCGTGGGTGTCCCTTGTGCGTATCTTGACTATGAGCGATACGCAGTGGACGACAAACACAAACACCGAATTGAACTCTTCGATTCAGTACATACACAGATACGTCTGCTGATAGATCAGCAGCTGTGCCTGAAAGAAGTGAGCAAAAAATCGGCGTTGTCTGAAACTATCGTGCTCGGTGTTGCTCGCAATTTACGCAGACACGGAGATTGTGTTTTTGGAGATACAGAACTCAACACGTACTCTTCACAAGAACTTCGTGATGCATTGAACTTCCTCAGTTTTAGAGGATTGTCATTGGATCAAGCACTGGAACGCCTGCAGATATCTGCAGATCAAGTTAGTTCGATCTTAAGTGACTCCCCTCTACAACTTTGCAAAGATTGGAAACTGATAGTTCCTATCAAGTTCCATCAAGAGATAAACCCAGCATCACTTGATTCTACAGATATCAAATCCATGCTCGGGATACCTGAACTTGGAAGATATTGGGGAAGAGCTTATTATCTTCGGTCATCTATCTACTCTATCTTTAAGGCTCCTGCAAAAACGCACAAGCAGAATCTAATAGATCTGGACATGATGGATCATGAAGCTAAAATGCACTTCGATTATCTGTATAATGCAGATCTGATCAAAAAATCCTGGGCGCAAAGATACCTTACTACGCTTAAGTTCAGGAAAGACGAATATTCATAATCCCCCTTTTGAGTTGTGCTGAAGGACGACTGAGTTTTCGTCCTTCAACACAATTAAATTTTACACAGTGAAAAAGAGCAGCTGGATTGCTGCTATGTTGAAGGGCATATGCCACTATTCAAATATTATCCATTGTGAGGAAATATGTTCAAAGTATCGAACCGTAGAATTCATAAGAACATAACAGATGAGACATATATAGGAAGACCTTCTCCCTGGGGAAATCCGTACTCTCTAAACGATCATTCCCGGCATGAATCCATCGTGTTATATTGGAGACATCTTGCAAACAACTCAAAACTAGTCGATATGATCTGTCGTGATTTGAGAAGAAAGGAGCTTATTCGTTATCGTTCTCCTATCTTTTGTCGTGGGGAAACACTTCAGACCGTAGCCGATACTGAGCTTTGTCCGTTCTGTGGTGCTTCGGAACTGATATTTGAAAAACAACTATTTCAGACTCCATTTGGGACATGGGTAAAACCGGATACTTCACCAGATACCTTTGTTTATCATCGTCCTCCTCCTGGAGCACTAGTTGAATGTTTCATGTGCAATGCACTATTTCACGTAGATCTCCCGATACTTCAACGTTCACACAAAGTCATGACAGTACACATTGGAGAAAATATTATTACAGATGACATTATCTTAAGGATCACACGAGAGCTCAGTAAAAACGAAAACAATGTGATCTGCACCCCTGTTGCACGTCCGGAGTATATCCAAAATGCACTCAGGTCTTCGTTCAAACATCGACTTAATGTTACTCTTTATCTTGACTCTAAGAAAAAGTACTTTAAGTTACCTCAGGTAAATATTTGTGATGGATATCGTTACGTACTCGTACTTCACGGTTCTCCAGAACTCAAAAATATACTACCTCTGATGGAACCTACCGGAGACTTAAATGAGGAGATCTTGGAAGTTCTATCCGACTCTTCTAAAAATCGAAAATCAGCTATTTTCACTATACGGACAAAATGATGTAGACACATTTAAGGTTAAACATGTTTACAGTATAAGTAGTACCTCATCATGAGGTACTACTTATATTTTTTATATATTATTGGTTTGGATGAGATGTATACTGCCGTTACCACCATTACCACCTGCGGCATTCGGAAGATACTTAGGGTCCACATCAAGAGAATCTCCACCTATACCACCCTGTACCAGTATTTTTGCAGGAGTATTAATATCGCCCTTGTGGAATATATGGATCGCACCGCCACCAGAACCTCCGCCACCTGCATTGTGTCCGGCACCACCATGAGCGCCATTGGCAGTTATTTTTCCGTTAGGACCGAAAATTATATTACCGTGTACTACGATTATAAGTAGACCCCCGGCACCACTATACCCGGTTTGTGCAGCATAATTGGAAGGAGCTAATCTATGTCCAATACCACCAGGATTACCGGCTCCTCCTCCAACTGCACGTCGTTTAGTGTTCACATCTGTCGTAGCACATCTACCATCTCCGCCAAGTCCACCATCTGGTTGACCGGATCCTGCGGCCACTGTACGACCAGACGCTGCTGCACCTCCACCTCCAGCTCCGCCAGAGAACGACGTACCTGCAGACCCAGCACCACTTGTACTAGTTCCACTCATCTGCTGAGCACAACCGCCACTACCACCACCACCACACGCGCCGTTTATACCTGAACCACCAGTATATCCAACCAAACCATATGCTGTATCACTTCCACTACCTATGCTTCTTTTAGAGGCACCAGCTCCTCCTGTCGGCTGTATTACTGCGAGTCCTAGTGCAGTGAAAATATCTTCCGAATTTATGAATACCCCACGACGTGGATCTATACCTACGAATTTACCCGGAGCATTGGCTCCTCGTGCAGTCATGGATAGTTCACCACGAACAATAAGATCTCCAAGGATACGAAGGTACATTCCTTTACATCTATTCGTTGGACGAACTACATGTCCTTCGTTGATGGTGAAGTTGTTATACGTTCTAACTACAGGATCACCATCAACTTCACTGACGAACTCATCATGATCAGATAACCCTGTAGACACAAAATCCTGCGCAGACGATATCGGAAAATAAAATGCTTGTTCTACCGGAAAATTATAATCTTTAGTAGTCTGAGCATTTATAGAATCGATCACTAACATCAGTACTCTCCTTAAGGATTTGATTTACATATCATTTTGTGTGAAAAATAGCCATCGTAGTGAATGTGCTTGTGTACATAGAATCCAAAAAAAATGATATGTGCACAAGTTCATTCACTTTTAGTATAGTTTAAAAATACGATATATGATTTGAAATAATACTTCAGTATTTATTTTTTACATACACTATATTTTATGTAGAATACTTTGAGTAGGAACTAGGAATTAGGAACACCCAATACCTTAGTCTCTAGCAACAATCCGAGAACGAGATCTAGCTCGAACGAAGTGAGAGATAGAGCCGTCGCGGTTGGTGCGCTCCGTCTAGTCTTGGGGGGAAAGGGGGGTTAAAGGAAGGGGGTGAGGAGAGATTGTTAAGAGAACCTAGGGGGAAACCAATTGGGGGGAATTTTCATGTTAGTACATACCGATCACATATATCAAACTATCTACTCCTAACTAAGGAGTAGATAGTAGGTACGTTGTATCGTTCAAAAATACAGAAAACTATATTACAACATAGGAAACTGTTCATGATCTCACGGATATATTACTTAATCGATCCGCGACATTAGATCTTAACCTTGTTACATCAGGAGAATGTTTCTATGTTAAAACGTATATCGTCAAAAACTCCCCATCCAGCCAAACGTAGTACTAGAAATGTAATCGTACCTATTTCTACTTCTCCGAGTAGGTTTGAGTTAGGACCAAAATACAACTCGTGTGGACTATTTGACAAATCAGAAACGGATACTTTCCGTGAATGTATGTTCTCTGGTAAAATTGGTAGAGTTCTATTAGGACATGCTGAACATAACTAAGTTTTTGTTTAACGTAAAAGGAGAATCGGTTATGGCAAGAATAGAGGTTACGTTCGATGGAGTACATACGGAAGATCACCTTCCGATATTGAAAATATTCTACGACCTTGGAATACACCCTATGGTAGGTGCAAAGATGTTTCTGAGAAATCAGAAACGATTAAATTATCAACATCCACATATGGAACAACTTCCGTTTTACGGTAGAAACATAAATCCGACGGGGAATCTCAAATATTTAAAGACAGTGTTTGTCACTGCAAAGGATGCCAAATGCATCATTGAGACTTATCGAAGATATGTGTGTCCTCAAATCAAGTGCTTAGCAAAAGCTATCAGCGCAAGTCTTAAACGAAAAGAGGCAAAGATACAAAGAACCGATCTTGCGGTATACGTAGGCAAAGAGTTGCCTTTTGAAGCGACGCTGCATGACATCACCATGTACTATATAAGTCATACTCGTGAGTATCCTGCAATAGTGCTTACGGATCTTAAAGATCCCAATACCGAACACATATATGCTAATCACGTAAATGTGTTTGTATCGGCTCCGGAATTAGAAATTTACTCCCAGTTTAAACTACCTATGAAAATGACATTCTTAGGTACGGTGTATTCCTATATGGGGAGTCGAAGACCCAAATATGCCGTAAGAGATCTTAGACAGGTCAAACTAATGAAGTAAAGAGGATCTTCTTATGCGCCATCTTATACATGACTTCTTATATGCACAATCCAGGACGTATTCATTTTCGGTATACCTCTCGGATAAGACAAATCCATCGGAGTATATCCCAATTTGTCTCGAACCTAAAAATGTCGTCTGGTACGAGAAGCATGTGTGCATCAGAGAACACGATCACCCTAATTATGAGGCACATGTGTTTCAGATAGACGGAATCAAGATACCAAGATATTTCGATCTGTTATATAAACCCAAGGACATATCGACTATCCGGAGCACCCAGGTTCAGTTACACAAATCTTCTGGGATACAGATGTGCGGGCATGTAGTATCAAAACATCTCGTATATTCTTTGTGGTTACGACCCGCAAGTTCTGGAACACAGATCGTGTTCGTCCTTGATCACGACGGGCCTGAGCTCTCCCCGTTAACGGTACATGGACTCAGACAGTTTCGTAAGTTGATATCAAATTTCGAAACTTATCTGACTCATTTGAAAGAAATCTTTTAACGAAAAATAGTTTATTAAAAAGTTAAGTTGACAAGGATTCAAATCCAGGAAGAGCGAATATTCGCTCTTCCTGGTTAACCATATTAACAGAAGGGGACAAACTCATGTGCATCTATCTAGAACCCGAGGTTAATGATTGTTTGGAGTTCATTCAAACCCACGGATACGAATTGGATAAAAATGAGTTCCAAAAAGTATACGATGACCGCTCGTTGTTGCCGGGAGAACTTTACGACAAATGTGTCCTCTTTATAGCGGTAACTACGAACCACAATGGAGACTACGTTTTGGGAGTTATAACGTCATACAGTGACGTGAAATTATTTACACAGACTACGAATCCTTCAGAGGTCCGGTATTTTATTATGGATCTAGATGCTGCGTTTGCCCACAATGCTGTATCTGAAGAAAATCTTCGTATTCTTGCTCAAAACTGCCCAGAACTATTTTAAGGAGAATTAATCGTGGCTCTAGTCAGAACGCTTCATGCTGATGATCCAAGACTCATCCCGCTGTTTCCCCAGATCGTAACAAACAACTTTGTGGTTTCCCCAAAGTCAGTTATATGGAGTCGAATATTTCCTACTCCAGACAGTCCTATCTGGGGACTCTTGATAGAAGCAGAACTGAAGAAAGGATGCCCTAATTGGTCCGATACTTTTCAGCATATATTCAATGAACTCTATACATTTTGTTCTTCGAGACGTGCTGAACTTCATCTTGATCAGTTGGGACATATCGACAGTTATTGTCAAAGACAGATACATCCGGGAAGGATCGATTTGATGATCAATGACAGCTACCGCATGTGTTGCAAAATACATAACTTAAGTTCGAGAAAGATCGCCATCACAATACATTCTCCTGGTACCTTCAGTCTCATCGATCACGAAGAAGATATCCGAAGTCCAGTACGGTTCGAACGCTGGTTCGCTGAACGCTACAGAGAGTGCATCTCATGAACATTGTTTCAGAAGGTGTAAGTTCCTAGCGTAACCTTTCTACTCAGACATAAGAAGGAAACTAAAACCATGATTCTACATGAGATCAACTTGTACGTCCCAGTCTTCGTATCTGCACCTAAGCAGATACTGTCTTCTATGAGAATTCAGAAAATTGGTCCTATACTGGAAGATATTCCGACGATCACTTACTATCAAAAGAAATCTGCTCCAGACCAGAATCTGGAAGTGACAAGTAGTGATCAACATCCTGGAGTTATAAAGTGGAGACAATTAAAATCCAAGGTGTACTCTTATGCACACGGCGTACTTCAATGTACGTATGACACACAGTACATATCCGGAACCACGAATAGTGAAGGAAAAACTTTTCCTGAAATGACTGAGTTAGATCCGTACATGCATGTAAGTATCCTCAATTCGGGATCTTTTTGCTGGACCAACCAGATAGAAAACCCAGAAGTTGTCAGGATTAATCACTGTAACATTGGAGGATATGGAGAGTTTATCCAACTTCGGTATTCCCCTCAAAATCACAAAACCTCAATTGAAGATATTTGTGCACTTGCAAACGTGTTAATAGTAAAGGGATGTCTCCCTATTCTAACACCTTTACAAGAAGATATCTATCTTCGCCTTCATTGTGAAGGAACTTTGTAACATACACAGTCTTACTATTCATAACCATCGTACTCTTCGGAGTACGATGGTTCTTTTTTCGGTGTCCGGTATACGGGGTTCTTAAGAACCCATTTTCACTATATTCAAAAAAGACGTTCATTTTCACTTGAACGCTGGGAGAGCATGATGCAGTATCCGTATTTCAAAACACAAAGGATGTTTCGTACGATTGAGTACAAGCTGCAAGACAACCTGCAAGTTTTGCAGGATAAGATTACTAACCTCATGAACTCTGAGTTCATTGCCTTCGGGACTACTATCGAAGTAGGCCCTGGTCCTAACGACGGTGTCGTTTCGGGATTTGTCCTTAGGATCCTACCCAAACCGTTGTTGGAGGTGGCCCAAACCCATGTCGCTATGTTGCGACTGTACTTCGAAAGTGCGGAGTTTCAGGGATTCTACACTACTGTAACTCCGATTGAGGAGAATGCTGGTGGTATAGATGTGACTTTTAGTATCGATTATACCCTTCTCGATACGATATTTGAACGCATCCTTGAGACGCACATTACCCGTAAACTCGGAGGACTGTCCTCAGGTATCGAATGGAAAAAGTCCACATCACCAGTTCAAGACTATGTCTGGACTCAGGAGACAACTCTCAACGATGTCACATTCCGAGATGCACGTAGACTGAGCTATTGTATCATGAAACTCATCGAATGTTCGGATATGAACAACATCAGTACTGGAGTAGACTCCGGATGGAACCTCAAAAACGACGACACTCGTGAGGAGGGCTTCTTCGAAGTTGAGTTCAATATGGCTCATATGGAGTGGAAACTGACTGTCGACTTGACACAAGGGGATCACCCCAACATAAAGCTCAGCAATCGTCCGATGAAGGGTTACGTTCTACAGGAGATCAATCCCGATATGTAACTAGATAAGTGGGGACACAATGTCCCCACTTATCTTACTTCTGCGTACGTTCGATTATTTTTTCTTCCCATGGACGGATCTGATCTGGATATGGACCATATCCGACATGTGTTGGAACATATCCTTTCGCAAATTTAGGGATAGGAAATCTTCCATTCTGAAAGTAGTTGATGAAGTTCAAGAAGATGTGTGTGGGACGTAGAAAATCTACGGCTTCAACGTACTGTTTCATTGAGAAAGTGGAGATGCGTCTGATACGCTTGGTAACTGTTGTTCTTTCATCTGGGACATCTAAGTCGGAAAAGGCTATCTCGTCACAATCGTCGAAGAATGGTCCTGAGTAACCCACCTCTACACCATCGCGAATAGGGTTACCCACACGGATAGGAAATGTTCTGTAACTCATCATGAGATTGCCGTAAAAGACTGGGGAAACTCCAAGTTCTGCAAGGATAGTTCCAGGATGAATGGATCTTGAAGTACAGAACGGATATACTAATCCGTGGTTGTTGTCAAGTCCGAGTCTTTGAACTGAACATGACTAAGTGTACTCACGGTAAGAGACAGTCCTTCTGGGACTGTCTCTTATTTATCCATATATAATTTTTTCGAGATCATTTAAGAACTATATTACAAATTTGAGTGTTAGCTATAAAAATAAGGAACCGCTATGACCATACTTATCGGAGATCTAGTTGAGTGGAGGATCACCACATTAGAAGAAATTATTTGGCTAATGGTTGATCGTGAAAGAAAGTATACTGCGATATTGTACAGAACAGACAACCCAGAATATTATTTATTATATCTTATCGATATGTCTGGATTGATTGTAGAAAGTTTTCCTGTACATGAATTTACAAAAATAAAAATAACTAAGCTGTGGAAAGATGCACTTGTCTATCCGCGATGTAAAATAATCAAACAAAATGCTCATGGAGTAGAAATAGTGTATTCTTTTAGAAGAACACCTGAAAATGATGTCCTTTTTGAAATAACTGTAGCTGGAAAGATCTTCAGAGTGATCCTGGACGAAGCTCGTTCATTGCATTCTGAACCTATATACGCAAGTCCTCCCAACCTTTCTTACTTATTAGAAGCTCTTCTAAAATCTAACGTTACGATTCTTACACAGATCCCTAAGGTATTTGATCTACCTTCCTCCGAAGTAGAAGTAGAGGTCTACGATATCTTTTACGAATTTGTCATGGAAACAAATCCTGCGGCATTCTTTTTGTGGGATATAGAAACAGATCTATTCCGGCATCTTCAGTATCCTGGGAATAATGACCATCTGTTTTGGGTAGAGTTTGAAGAAGTGGTCAATGCACTCAGTCGATCTCAAATGTCCGGGTATTTATTGGTCGCACTTACACCGTATGCGTTGTGTCCAGTATGGTCTATCACGTACCCCTACGATATCTCATCTCGCAATAACCATCTCAGGGAAGATATGTATGAACAGATCAAATTGTGCGGAGATCTAATTGCTCAAGGATTTGGTGTATCTACGGGGTTAATTGCTAAATGACATCAAGAGTCTAAGGAGCCAAAAGCTCCTTAGACTCTGTTCCATGAAGGAAGATGGGCATCTGCCCAAAAACTACTATCGCCTTACATAACATGTAAAAATTTTATAGGAGGTCAGTATGTACATCGTACCTAATTTTATTACCTCTACTCTGGATTATCCTGGAGGACATCTTTCTACAACAGTATTCACTAAAGGATGTAATCTAAGGTGTGGGTATTGTCACAATGCAGAACTGATCAACAAAAACCCAGAAGAGTGTTTATCTTCTGAAGAATTTATTGATCTGATCAAAGAAAGAAGATCATCTATCCCTCACATTACTGTATCTGGTGGGGAACCCACTATACACGAAGATCTTCCTGAAGTTTTACGACAACTTAAAACACTGGGATTTAAAGTAAAACTTGATACCAATGGCTCACATCCGGAAATGCTCAAACAGATCATTTCGGAAAACTTAGTTACATATGTAGCTATGGATCTAAAAACAAGTTTAGCAAAATACATCGGTATGGAGTTTGGATGGGAAGAAGATTCGTTTCCAGAAGATATTTTAACTGAATCTGCCAGAGCTCTTAGTCTGTCTGGAATTTCACACGAATATCGTACAACCTTCTTCGAAAACTATCTTGGATTAGCAGATATCAAAAATATCCAAAAGATACTTCTTCAAAATTATCCGTCCACACAGCACCCTGTTGTGAAATACTTTGTACAGTGGGGGTTGTGGCCTCATCAACGAAAGACTCCATCGAAGTATAAAGTTCGTCTGAGTAAAAGTTATCGGCCAGATATCGTTGAGTTATTTTCGTCTTGTAAGGATGTCATCTCTCTGGATTTCCGATAGGTTTAAGTCAAATCCATAACAAAATAAACGATCATAGGAGGATCTTAATTATGAATACCAAAAATTTCAAGTTCACTAAAGATTTGATTCTGGCATCCATATCTCTTATGGTTGTTTATCTTGTTGTACTTTTTCCTTCATCCACAATATCTGAAAGTGTAGATTGTGATGTGTACGATCAGTATCGTGCAAAAATTGATCATACTCCCATAGTAATCGAACATGCGGAAGATACCATGATCGTACAAGCTGCAAAAGTTATCATGAAACATGAAGGATTTAGTGCTACCCCGTATAAATGTACTTCTGGGAAATGGACGCAAGGATATGGAAGAAGAATCTATACTAAGGATAAATCTTCCATCACTAAAGCAAAAGCTGTAACTTGGCTTTATGAAGATCTGAAACGCATAACTGCAAGTTTAGATCGTAACTTCCCATGGTGGAGAAAATTGGATAGTGTCAGACAACAAGCGATGATAAATTTTACGTACAACGTAGGTATACGTGGAGTTTATAAATTTCAAAAATTCAGAGCAGCCATGCGAATGGGAGATTTTGAACTTGCAGCGCATGAATTAAAGTACACAGGTGAAAGAAAAACCGGTTATTTTAAAGCTGTCAAAACTAGAGCGGTCCAAGTCGCAAATGCGTTTAAATATGGTACATGGAATTTAACATAAGGAAAATCATGTCAAATATCACGTTAAAAGAAATAGGGGAGAAATTGTCCCTTCATCCGTTGGTTTGCGGAAAACTGTTTATAGACAAAAACGTTTTTCAAAATCATCCACTGTACACTCTCATTCCGTACGTAGGACACGACTTTGAACTGATAGAAGCAGATGGGCCATGTGAACAGTGGAAATTGAATATCCCGGAAGACATAGATCTTATTCGTTATATGACTAAATTGGAAACAAAAGAATTAGTCAATACGTATCACATCTCTGAAAAGATACGAGAAATAGAACATAAATCTCATGAAAAATCTGAGATAGCGGAAGGAAGAACTCTTCTTGCATTTCGTGTAGACCAAGAACAAGATTTTACTGCTAGGATACAGTCGTATAAAGTACACAGTCCGTATTCTATCCGGGTAATTATAGACGATGTGAGATCTTACCCGGATGGGTGTTTTTGCGCACATCATTCTCACTTGATGGTAAGTCACGAAACAAAACTTACTCTGGCACAAACTCCGATCGGAACTAAATTAAAATTTAGAGCAACAATACATAGATATCGAGATAAGAATGGAAACATCAAATTCGGTCTTCATCATCTTCAAAATTTAGAAATCTTAACGACATAATTTACAAAACAAACATCTCCCAAGAGTATTTTAACGTGATCACAACAAAACCAAGATTCTATGTATGAACAACCTGCAACATAGGAGACTTTTGTGATATACGGATTTATTGTGGACACTATGTTCCACAAAAACGCACCGATCATGTATGCAGATGAAGCATTACCTCCGGTATTTGCTTTAGATGAAGCAATTGAAAACTATTTTGATCGACAATTGAAATTTAAAGATCTACGTACAGAGAGAAATAACCCGGAATATTTTGGACAAATTTCCATCCATGCTGATGCTAATAAATTAGATGAAGAGAATTTCTTCACCTTACTTACTGATCCACATCGAGATCTCTACTTCAAACTTATAGAACGAATTTATACTGCACAGAATGTGACAGTTGAACAGCTTGAAGAAGACATCCGCACAGATCCTGAATTTAGTGTGGTGTATATCCAGGAAAGTTTACGTCTTGGTTGGAATATCGTTGGAACAGAAGTTCCGGATGGACATCCTGGACCAACTGAAGTCGTAGACTTTATCGAGTTTGAACTTAACTTTCCTGAAGTACATGAAAAATTCAAACTCTGGATCAATCGTCAGAAGTTTGCAACGGATTATCCGTTATCTACGATAGCGCAAGTTGTACTTCCGTGTGATCACAGTATCCTTCTCAATCCTTCGACAGTTCCTACGACGATCGATGCCATCATAGCAAGTACTTCTTTTAGTTTTAGCGACGTCGAAAATAAGATCCATACAGGTGATCATTCCGGACTTATGACGTATACCACAAGGTATATCGTAAGTTCAACTTCTATAAAACGTATGCCTTTTGGTATCCTTTATAAAGGAGCTCAACCTTCTTCTTTGGAGATAAGAAAAGCTATCCGAGAAAAGCTTTTAGGATATGGAACTGCTCCAGAAGAAGAATGGAAAAAGATACTTCCTGATCTGTTTGTTACAGGACAGTTCTTCATTCTTCCCTTTTGGGATAACATGATACAACGAGAAGATCGTCGTATCTTCCAATCCATATTGCCTACGAAAAGGATTACTGGACTCATAAGTCAAATCTATCCTGCACTTGAAGAAGTGTTCATAGAAAAATATCAACAGCTTTTAACTTACGCACAAAACCCAGGGTTCGGTTTAGTTATACCCGATCCATTGAATGAAGTATTTTTCTCTTTGCAGGAAATTCATCCAACTTATCAACACTACTCGACTCAGAACAATCTTCATACGTTCATGGAAACACATACTAAAGAATTCAGCATACGGTTAAATCGCTGTCTTGCTGTTCTTCTTGGCGAATCCATAAACGAAGAGTTCATCTTAAATACGTTCGATGGTATCCGATATATGTCATTTGTCACTTCGGGAATAGAATACCACGTTATACATCCAGAAGATTATCCGAAAGAATAAGGTATATCAATGTACAAGGTAGTGGGATCCCACTACCTTGTATTTTTAAAAGGAGGTACAATGGTTAAAGTAAATACAGTGTGTTCCCAATCTACTGACACTATCAAGAAATATCCCTCTGGATATTCTTGTAGAAAAAATAATAGAAAAACATACCGCATGGATTGATTTTTTTTGGAAAAATCATAGGACAACGATCTAAATATGCAGAAGCGCTTAAAGCTACTGAACAGTTGTCCGACGAAGAAGCATTAATAGCTATTCAGAACATTGTTCCAGATTACAAATTGGATTAGAATATAGATAAGTCTCTTCTTTGGAAGAGACTTATCTATACAGTTAGTATTCGATATATTTCATAGATGGGATAATTCGAAATATGATATGATTATATTTTCACATTTGGAGTAAGTCATGTCACTAAAAAATAACGACAATGGCACTATGTATTATTACAATCCGATAGCCCCATATGAACTTTTAGTCGAATGCCCACTTGATCTTGAACAAGATTTGTCGTATTCTCCGGGATATTCGTGTTGTACTAAAGTACCTCCCCCAAATCCAAAAAATGGATATGCCATATGTTGGGATCACGATAAAAAATCTTGGAGATATGTCATAGATCACAGGGGACAACTGTATTGGACAGAGGATATGACGTACAATGACTCCGGCATTCCTGTAACCGAACTTGGACCCATACCAGAAGCTAAAACATTCACTAGACCGCCTATTCCTACAAATATACAAAGAAAACGGGTACTTCAAAAAATCGATACTAAAGAATTGCAGATTCTTGAACAAGGTGTCACGTACAATGGAAAAGCATATAAATCCGATATGTCGTCGATGTTAGAGTATTTGATTTTCCAAAACTCTGCAGAACAAAAAGAATTTTTGAGAGTACAACTTAAAGATGGATCTTGGACTAAAATTGACAAACAGATGTGTTTTGACATTCTAAAATTATGCAAATATAACTTAAAGTTAGCCAAAGAATACCGATATGCTAAAACTATGCAGTTAGAGACATATCCCGATCATAAATTAGAATCATTTCCTTTGTAATTTAAGTATACTACTTTTGAACGTCTAAATACATCTAAAAGTATACTATGCGATTTGGTTGTACAAATAATCGTGTACAACCAACGAAAACATTTGATGCGGGGTATCAACGAATTTAATCGTCCGCAGTTATCTTAACGTATATTTGGAGAAACGTATGTTAGCAATAGATTTTCCTAATGCTGCTTCTACGATCAACGATAAGTACTATCGCGAGATTGTCTCTGAGGAACGATTTGAGTTTCCTTCTACAGCAGAAGATTTTATATCGACTGGAGTGGCTGATCATGATGAGTTCATCAGTGAAGTTGATGGTGATCCTGTAGTTAGAACATATAACAACTTCACCATCAACGAAGGACATCTTGTTCGTCCTACGAATCGGTGTAAAGGACTGTATCTCAATATTCTTGGGGATGCACACATCCACGGAACACTGTCCATGACTGCAAGAGGAGCATTTGCTCCTGGTAAGTATGTCGGTATAGACTTGAAAAATAAAGTTATACATTACAATCACAGCGATACCTATCCGGAAGATGCGATGTTCGTCATGACGCCTATAGGTGGTCCTCGACTGACAACGTATAATACTCGTGGATCTGACGGAGTGGGTAACTCGTGTGGAGGCGGTGGATGTGGTGCGGTAGAATACCACTACGGTGGTGTTGGAGGATATGGGGGGGAAGGTACTTCTTTTTCCGGTGGAGCTGGAGGAGGCGGGACTGCAAGAGGAACCGCAGGCTCTGGTGGTATAAATGCTGGTAGAGGAGGAAACGGATACGGATTCGTCGCTACTACCGGTGTATGGTTTTCTGCAGGCGGAGGAGCCGGTAACCCTGGAGGACCTGGCTCTTATGGTGGACATACAGGAGAATCTGGCGCAGGTGGTGTGATCATTGTGTTCGTTCATGGAGATCTCGTTATCCATCCTACAGGGAAGATAGTTTCTGCCGGATCTAAAGGTGGAGATGGGTATGACCCTGGTGGTGGATCTGGTGGTGGTGCCATCCATATATTCTACAAGGGGTTATTCGAAGGATCCGATAAGTTATTTGTTCCTGGAGGAGGTGGGGGACGTCCTATCCCTGCAGGAGGATATTCCGGAGCAATTGGTGCTCCCGGAGGTACCGGATCGATATCCCATCAACGTATACCTAGTATATGGTAATGATTATCAGATATGTCTCCCTTTTTTAGGGAGACATATCTTTTTTAATGTGAAAGGCACTTCTAATTGATGTACAGTTATTTCTAGTTAAGCACATCTTATGCCCTAACTCCCAGACAAAGGAGATGTATAATGCAAGTCAATGTGAACTGGACATATAAGTTTGGATTCATTGAGGCATTTGAATCGCTGAACGGTATATATAAAGTAGTTCAAATCATGTCGTATAAAGAATTGTTGGATAGCAATCTTTCTCTTTACGATGGACTTTATGTTCACGTAAATAAAACACAACAGGATTTGGACAACGATGTAGCCAAATACAGAACAGACGATATCCTCAAATTAGAATCTGTGATTGACAAAACAAAGGTTTATTACATTCCCAGCAAAATATTACGGTTTATACCGGAAACAAATGTTAATAAATACGCTAAATTAGCAGTGGGTTTAAATGTTGGCCCGTGTAATAGTAAAGAAGATTTGGATCACATTGTAGAAGCACTCCAGCAACTGATGACTAAAATGTTCGGGATCTCTCAGTCTCCGAGTGTTTTTAGTGTAGGAAGTGTGTGGTTAACAGATGCCGAATATGCGACTATAACCGCAGAACGGGATAACGAAGCTAGAGAAGTCATCAATTATTATGGAGAAAATAAAAAGCTTCTTGAAACTATCAGTCAGCAAAATGAAACAATACGTCAACTACAATTGTTGATCAAAGACCATTTAGGCTAAAGGAGTATTTCGTTATGTATTTAACCCCAGATTTGACTGCAGAAAATCTTCTTTATCGAAAAGATAATGATGTACGGATGATTATATCTGCAGAACAAAAACTCACGTTCACTAGTCCTATCTATTCCGATACTATCAATATGGTTTTGATGGGTACACAAAATCAGACACTTATCAAAGGTATTGATTGGACAGTACGTTCGGAAGATATTGCTATAGAAAGTACTTCTCAGATGCGTCTTATAGACCACACATTTAACAAAGAACTTGTGCGCAGTATAACGATCATCAAACCGTATGTTGCAGATTACAAGATCTTTATGACTTATCAGATGCTCTATCCTGAGCATAGTAAAGTCGCATTGAATGAAACAGAAGAGGTACTTGAATTTACGCCAGATCTGTTAACACATATACTTCAATTATTACGTGCACACGATAGACTGTTATCTCCTATAACTGATGTACATAGTCCGGTAGAACGTAATCCTAGGATGTTCGAAATTGATCAGCACAAAGAACTTCCTGAGAACTTTGTTTCTAACGAATTACATAGCGTAAATACTCTAGAGCAAATTCACACGATCCATCCTATCGGCGGAGCATTTTTCAAAGATTCGCTCGTTGTAGAAAAAGTAGATCCTACAGTCAGCGATCCTATGGCACATGTCCCTGAAAATGTACTTATCCCTGGAGTAGACTACAAAGTATTTGGTTGTGATTATCACAAGACAAGTATGACTAAGAATACTTCTGGTGTATATAGATTCGTCCTGTTCACAAAAGCATTTGTGGGTCAAGTCAAAGTAAGCTATCATGCATATGGCGGAGATCCTACACTGTACGACATACGTCAACAAGAAGAATCTATCGATAACATACGCCGATATGTTCTTGAATCTCAGTTACTTACTCCCAAGACATTAGGCAACACACCACAAATCATCACAATTTCCAATAGAATATTGGAATTGGAGGAAAAGATGCGTATATTAGCACAACAAGGTCGTCCTTCTTACGGAGATGTAAGTCACGGCGGTACGCTTATCAAAAAGATCACATCTGTAGATGACGAACTTCACTGGTACACTATCGCAGAATTATTCAAAGTAGACGGTTCTGAAGAAGTATTTATAGCCGACATCATGCGTCTGTCTATACAGACACTTTACACAAAATTCACATTTGACGTTTTAGTCAATGTAAATATTGAACATCCTACTGATCGACTTGAAGTTGCATGTACTTCAGCAACGTATCCTAAAGGATATATTCCTTTTGAAGATTATTCCCAAATAGAAAATATCATTCGTCCTCAGTTTAGGATCATTTGGAATGAAAATACGGTGGAAGGTTCCGGTATCTTTTTACAGATCGGGATGCGTCTTAAAGGATACGTCGAAGAAACTTTGGCTATCGAAGACATGAGTGGACAGCAATCTGCTTGGAAACTTATACCTACTCCTGTAGAAGCATCTCTTCCTGAAGATAATTTGATAGCACTTCCTAGTAACAACCACACTTGGGACGTACTTAACCCGAATAGTCGCTCTGAAAGTCAGATGATACCCTTCCCGGATGGGCACCTTATTTGGGCAGGACAAGAAGCGCTTAACCGTCCTAACTCGGGATGGATGAGTCATCGGTTAGTACATCTTCTTGAAAAAGATACTGACATCCGTAAGATCAAACAGATCCGTTGTGATCTTACTGAAGAAGGTGGAAATCGATTCCCCATTATGTTCAACTTCATTCGCGGCTCTGAAAAGTTACAATCCAGTACGACGTTTAACTACAACGGAAAACCTTCTTACATGGTTGCGCAGATAACACGCGATGCAGTAAATGGGAATATAGTTATTGATATAGCTGCAGACATCGTTGCAGGTCCTACTGCTAACCGACTTGATTTAAGTCAAGTCTTAGTCTTCTTCTAAAAGGACGTGTTATGATCTTGGTAGACACAAAGAAAATACCGGAACTTAATAAACATTTTGTGATCTCATGGTACTGCGTAACCAAAGCTCAGCTCCGAGACATGAAACTTAAAAGTTCTCAAAAAGTATTTAACCATGGAGATATACCTAAAGGGTTTTACACTAACTCGGCACAATTCTTTGTCGAAGAAGGTATACTCAGAAATGGTTACGGCATCTTAAAACGTATCTCTTGATTTTCTTCTCTATTCCTTCCTTCTACTGTGTATGAGTCCGGATAGGACTCATACACTATCAATAACAATACCTGATATTTAGGAGGTAGTTTATGCGTACTCGTTATGACGTTACTTTAATGTCAGGAAATTTGATAACACGTTGTAGACAGTTCATAATAAAAAACCAAGATGGTACTTGGTATGATGAGAATACGGCTATGACGTTTTCTTCAGAAAATGATATCTATCAGTACTATGGCAAAAATGACATCTTAGTTATCTTAACACCAGTCGAGGAGATGAGAATATGTGGGCATTCGCTATAGACCGACAATACTTTATTGTATTCGATAAAACTCAAAAAGAGTACGATGTGTTGTCATATCCACACTATCCTACAACCGATGAAGATGTCGGCATAATCATGGTCGACAACAGAAATCCTAAAACTCCTATCATTTCTGGATATGGGGGAGTTGACGACATAGTGTCTAACTACAACCACCCTCTGACTTCTTTGGTTATTTACATGGCTCAAAAGCACATGGAACTTCTTCCCGTAGCATATTGGGACATGACACAATTGCATGCAACTGCCAATCCATTCTATTTTGAAGATTTCTTTGTCAGACAGTTGTCTCTCATAATCTCAGATGAAGAAGGTAAGATCCCAAATATCGAGGATGAATTAAAATATAAGGATAACTCTTGGTCACGTATATTTGGAGTGGTTTATCACGGAGAACACAAAGTACAAACTAAAGTCAAAACACTTGTTCGTCCGATACTGTTCCTCGGAATGAGAGACGGACAGATCATCCTCGGTAAAACTACTAATAGTTATCATGTTGATGAAGATGCCCCAGATATCATGTTCGGAAGGATCCATCTGAATGAAGATGTCGCTGTCGATTTGAAACCTCTAGCTCCCTATGACAGTGAAGAAATTCGTTCTATTGTACCAAGTAATTAATTTCGACAAGAGAAGAGTTCTTAGGAACTCTTCTCATTGCAAGCTCTATCCGTTTTGAAGGATATATTACTATTGTGTATCTATACCTGAATTCATTTAAGGAGAATCACTATGTCTGAAGTACAAAATACTATCGTAGCTACAGATGACAATATCGTGTACATCGTTAGCTCCGAGATCAAACGGTTGGGAGACCGTGCTGATCTTAATCACATAGATGTCAGTAACATTACTGACATGTCGTGTCTGTTTAATACGTCTTCATTCAATGGAGACATATCCAAGTGGAATGTATCAAACGTTAAGGATATGTCTTGGATGTTCTCAGAATCTGAGTTCAATGGAGACATATCTGACTGGAATGTATCTGGTGTAGTAAACATGCACGGCATGTTCTCACATTCTAAGTTCGATCAGGATATATCGAACTGGGATGTGTCTCATGTTGAAGATATGTCTTATATGTTCGATGAGTCTCAGTTCAATCAAGACATATCGTCTTGGGACGTATCGAACGTTACTGAGATGAATAACATGTTCGAACGTTCTGTATTCAATGGGGATATCGCATCCTGGGATGTCAGTAACGTTAAGAACATGCGTACAATGTTCACATACTCACGATTCAACAGAGATATCTCCCGGTGGGATGTGAGTAATGTGGTATTCATGTCTTGGATGTTTGCATCTTCAGTATTCGACGGGGATATATCTGGATGGGATGTATCCAACGTCAGAGATATGTCTCACATGTTCGAACGTTCTAAGTTCAATCGGGACATATCTAAATGGAATGTGTCTAACGTTAAATACATGCAACACATGTTCTCAGAATCAATATTCAACCAAGACATATCTTCTTGGAATATTGGTCGAGTAAAAGATATGTCTGGCATGTTCGAACGTTCGATATTCGATCAGGACATATCCCGATGGGATGTGTCGCACGTTACAAATATGTTTGGAATGTTCTCACACTCTAAGTTCAAAGGGGATCTATCCAAATGGGACGTAAGTGAAGTCGAGAACATGCGCTGCATGTTCTCAGAATCTGTGTTCAATAGAGACATATCCATGTGGGACGTATCGAACGTTAAAGATATGTTTGGTATGTTCACAAATTCGATGTTCAACCAAGACATATCTGACTGGGATGTCTCTAATGTTAAAACAATGAAAGGGATGTTCTCAAAATCCAGGTTTGACCAAGACATATCGACATGGAATGTGTCTCAGGTTACAGATATGTCTTGGATGTTCTATAGATCCGTGTTCAACCAGGACATAGCTTTGTGGGACGTGTCTAACGTAACTGGCATGGAATATATGTTCTACCGTGCTAAGTTCAATCAAGACATATCCCGATGGGATGTGTCCGATACGACTGACGTATCCGGCATGTTTGAAGGATCTCCTTTAGAACAACATCCTCCGATGTGGAACAAACAAAAATAGAAACGTTAGTACGTACGGTAAGAGAGTTCCTCCTTGACCGGGAGGAACTCTCTTATATCAAGATATGTCATTCGATTTATTTGAAGGATATATTACTTTTTTGAACAAGAGACTAGGACACTCTTATTTAAATAACCACTCCATTGTCCTTCAAACAGATGAGTCCGTGTCCAGCTTATCTGTGGGTCGTTAAGGCGGACACAATTTAGGAAGATCGTACTAGCCCCCAAGGTACGATCTTCCTTTATTTTTTTTTGTTTACTAGGGCATTCTTGTAAGATTGAACAGAGTTATGTCTGTCAAGTCAGTAGATGCTGACTTGAAGAACTTGCCATCCGTCCCGATAATGGAGCGAATACTACTAAGATACTCTTGACATTCTCTAGTAGCTTCATCGCTCATTATTCCGTTTAGTGAGACAGTATCCCCATCGTAATCTGCTCCAAGTCCTCTGGTTTGAGAATCGTGGATTATCAGACTGTCTACATAGTCTTTGCCCAATATTGGGTAGTGTGGGAGGATGTACTCTTGTGTTTCATTGAACTGAGAACAGAATCTAACTTCTCTACTAGGAGCGGTAGTTCCGATCTTAGTTTTAGCCACGTAAGTTGAACCAAGTTCAATAGCAGGATATCGTGTAACTTGACTATATTTGTCTTGAGTAGCTCGGTAAACCGCAAAGTACATCATCTCTAAATAACTAAGCGGACGGATCTTTGAACGATCTACTTTTTCAGATCGGATCTGATCCGCTGTTAACAAGACAAGTTCAAGTACTGCTATATCTGAATGTTTACCAAAATACTCTTTTTGTTCTTCAGTTAACTCATCGTACTTGGGATGACTTTTAAGTCGTAGAAGTTCTTGTCTACTATTGACTTTGTATACTTCTCCCCAAGGAGTCTTTACTTGATCATCTTCGTGGTACTTATGAAAATCATCTCCAACTACAGTTGTGATGATATTAACTTCATTCCGGAACTTTAATGTTTCTGTTTCCGAGAATTCGATATTTTTTACGTTCGATTCCATAAAGGACACAAAATCGTCAACGTTCTTCAGAACATATATTCTATCTCCAAGATCGTACACTAAAAACGGATAATAAAACTTATTGTTCTTATCTCGGACGATCACGGGTTTTGTTCGTATGTGTGCATTTTGGAACATCTGGATAATGGATTCCAGTCCAAGAGAACTTATCCCTTTTGTAACTTCCCGGTCAGTAACTTCAATATACTGAGTTTTGTATGTTTTAGGATCGATCGCAGTAATTGTAGTTTCACCTGAGCCAAATATCTGACTGTAAAACAATTCTCTTAGGGTATGTATCACAAGTGGCTGAAATGCTTTTGCTGCCTGGAACAATGGAATTATAGTTTCGTTGTGTTTGTGATAACTTGACGATTCTGGAGACGCAGCTTCTGATGTGGATACACTGATAACGTTACGTGATCCCCAAGCGATAGCTCTACGTGCGTATCTTCTCTGAACAAATCCGGTCTTTCCATCAAGAAAGTTCTTATGATAAAGATAAAGTTCGAATAACTTCTTTTGAAGAAGATACCGAACCCCATCGTAGAGTTTGTTCATGACAGGATCTTCACTATCTTTTACTTCCTGAGATAAACTAAGCAAAGATAAGTATATTTGATTGATTTCATCTGAAGTATACATATCTCCATCTTTACGCATATCTCGGATGCCTGCGGGAAGTATCAGAAGTTTAGTCGTAAATGCGACATTTTTTTCTCGCAATTGTTCAAGTACTTTGATTTTATTTGTTCTTGATCTTGACTTATTACGAACAAATTTTAACTGAGGAAATATCCTAACTACAAATGAATATCCTGTTTCTGCTCCAGGTGTAGTCGGTTCTGCAGGAACTAGATCTTTAAGTTTATTGTCGAATTTAGCATACGCTTTTCCTTCCATAATGGTTTGATAAAATCCTTTGATGTCTATCAAGTTCTTGTATGCAATAGGAACAAATATCTTAGAACCTAAGGTCATATACCCCAATCTACCTAGACGTTCTGTACTTCCAACTTGCCCAAAAATAGTTTCTGAGTAGAGACCGTCTGGATGGAATTTTGTACTAGATGGCTCCCAAGATAAAAATGATGTTACTTCCCCTATCTCGTGTTCATTTATAAACTTATCTATATCTAACGGCCAGATATTAAACGGACTTTGCGGTTCCATGATATTGTTTACCTCCGATCATTGAAGAGCATAAAATGAGTCAGAACTGGATATAAGATGCTTACCACTCAATCCACGACCATATGGAGATACATATGTCAGAGTCTCATTTTGATCAAGATAATTTCAATGTTGAGTATTTAAAAGACTTAACAAAAGTCAGAAAATGTGTATATCTAGATCTTACGTATTGTATCGATCTCTACGTAAGTTTTTTTATCTACTACTGCACCATCCTCAAACCCAACGAAGAGTTATTTTTACATGTAAAAGAAAATCTCGTCAAATACGACCATAGAAGAGACTTTGAACATGCTAAATATTTTCCTAATTTCAATATATCGGACGAACAAGTAATCGAATATTTGAATGATCCGGAACATCAATCAAAAATTTTACATGTGGGTATAAATACTCTTGTGGGAAGGATGCTTCCGGATATCCATAAACATCTTAGAAAACTAAACAGTGGACTAGGATATTACGGACCAATCGAATATTGGATAAATACCCATCCCATCCAAGACTTAACAAACTATTCAATAGAACTTTTAAAAGACAGATTCTTAAAGATAGATCCTGACAACTACATAACAAATATCACCGCATCGAAAAACTTCAAAGAAGAAGATTTTTCAGATCTGACTGCAGAAGAAAGAATCGCACTTGAGCTTGACCTTTCTCAGATCAAAAATGATCCTACTTTAAGAATTGCACTTACACATAAACCTTGTAGACAGATCTCTATAAAAGATCTGAAAAAAGTAGATATATTCTTTTTGAATGATCTAAGAGAATTTGATGACCCATTAAGTTCGCTTTATTCTCCAATCGTCAACAATCTGGTATTTCAGGATGCGTTGGTATGTGTTCCTAGAAGATACACTAATCCTGAAATCATTGAGCAACTTCCTAATCTAAGTCAACAGGAAAAAGACCAAGCACTGGCAATTGCTCCACTTGTTGCATCGATGTATTTTGAAATGATATATTTCGATCCTTGGATTCTAAATAAAAAGGGATAGACCATGGCAAAACATGACGATTTTGAAATGGGTTCTGAATTTGATGATTTTCAAAGTGATTTTGAAGATTTTGATTTTGATATAGATGAAAATGCAGAAAAGCGAGGATCTAGAGAACCTGCATCCCGAACAAAACAATTAGCTACAGCTGGACTTGACGGAGTTAAATCTAATATCACGAAGAAGCTCATTTCACGTATGGGATACCAGATGCCCAATACCCAGCAGCTTCTTGGAGATGCTACACAGATTTTATCTGATGGACAAAGATTACGAGACGATTTTGTACGAGATATAACTCCTGGCATGTTGCAACTCAAACGTGCAGGGCAGGTATTCTTCCCTAGAGTGAAATCATATCTTCCGGACAAAGTCGGATCAAAGATAGAGAATTTTCTCAAAACAGAAAATCGTTCTGGTGGACTTTCGTTAGAAGAAGAGCGTCGTTCTCTCGTAAATGAAAATCTTGAAAATATATTTAAACTTCAAGTCGAACAAGACCAAGAAACAAAGAAAGAAGCTAAATTAGATACCTTTGTCGATAGAACTCTAGCTTCTGGAAGACATAAAGAAAGTGCAGGGCTGTTAGACAGCATCCGTATAGCTACAGAGTTCAATAAGAACTACTTAACTAGTGTAGATATTGCATATCGTAGAAAACGATTAGAATTAGCATACGACCATCTGTTTGTCGCTAAAGATACACGAGAACTTATTAAAGGGTTATCTCAAGTCATAGAGACTAACCTCAAAGACATTAGCCACAATACTGCTCTTCCGGATATCCAGAAACAACAGCTCTCAGAGTCGTACAAAGAAGTCATGAGAGGGGCAGTATCTAACAGAATCAATCAGCATCTGTCTGGATGGGTAGGCCAGATAGGGAAAAATATCAAATCTCGAGTTTTAGATCCTGTTGTGCAAGGTGTGAACATGGCAGCAGGTGCTGCTGAAATGACTGCAGATTTTGCACAAATGGAAGAAGAGCTTGGGATGAGTTCTGCTCCGAGTTCTCCTTTTACCTTACTTGGTAAAGCCGCAGGTGGAGGACTTACTTCTTTACTGGGTAAAAAACTTACAACCAAGTTATTTGGTTCTGCAGGAGATGGACTCATCTCTCCATATGCAGGAACACTGGAAGGATGGTCTGGGCAAGCTAAATTAAAAGCTATGCTTAAAGTAAAGGAACTTCAGGAAAACTTAGATCCTTCTTCTCCGATAGGATTCTTAACTGAACTTCTTTCTTCTGGTGTATCTAGAGATGCTGGAACTCTTGTCAATACTGCAGCAAAACCAGAAGATCTTGCATCGTACGACGTTGCTGCAAGAACCAGTATAGTGGAGATCATGCCGGGATATCTTGCAAGAGCAGTACAGCTCTTATCCAAGATAGCTACAGGAAAAGATACTTCACTTTTAACTTACGATTACACTAAACGTGATTTTGTAACTTCAGGACAATTACGTAAACGGGTTATAGAAGAAGCGTTCGGTACTGAAGAACAACGGTCTGAAGATATCGGAAGAGCAGTTGGAGCGATCCGTGGGCTTTATGGGCACTTAGGCGAAGATGTTGTACAAATTGATAATGCTGCAAAAGACATAGCCACATTTATCATCAACTCTGCCACTAAGAAGTATCTGTTAGCTCCTAACACTATCCGAAAATATCTTAATGAAGAAGAATTGTCGGATAGTGAAAATAACTATATCTCTAGAACTTCCAATGGAATAAAAGATTCTCGTGCATTCTTTACGATACTAAACACGATCTTGTATCCTGATGGGAAATCTAAATACATTGATGCAGAAACTGAGATCAATCGATATATAATCGGACTCATGCAAAAGGATGAGTATCTGGATGTCCTTCCAAGATATCTCAATGCTACAGGACAAGCATCTCTGTTCACAGATCTTGCTACTAGTACCGGAGATAGATTTCAGTTCAATCAGGAAACTATCCAAAAGTTACTTCATGGAGATCTTGGTAAATCGTTTATCGGTTCTCTTGAAAATGAATCGAATTATACTCAGAATAAATTTAACAATTTAGTTCAGAGTGTCCAAAATGCTCCAGAAAGTGTACGTCAGTTATTTGAAAGTGTAAGTGGAAATCGAGCAGCATTATCTATTTCAGATACAAAACTTCCTGGATTCACTTCTTCCTTAAATCCTCTCACAAGTACGTATGAGATGGATCCTACTGGTGTACGAAAATCTCCGTTCTCAGGAATCACGATTCCCAAGGCTACAGAGAATCGTAATGACGAATCTGTTACAAGTATCATACCTGTAAAGATAGCTGAGGTAGAAGGATTACTTCCTACTTATCTCAAGAAATCAGATATTGATTTTACTTCAATTATCAAACTTAAAGATCCTCAAGTTACAAAATCGTCTACGCAATTGGAAGATATTGCCGAGATGCATTTTGAAAGACAGTTCACCGTTCCTGACTTACTGGAAAGGATTGCTGAAAGCTCTGGAGAAATGAATGATAAACTCATGTCGCTTCTCGCAGATGGAATAACTATATTTGGACAGCTCTATCATAAGGGCAAACGTCTTACGATTGGTGGATTAAAGCGACTCAAATCCCAAGCACTCTCTATACCCAAAGGACTTAAAGACTTAGGAGAAGATGCATATCTTCATGGTCTTTACGGACTTGACTGGGTAAAAGAGAAGATTCCTGGATTAAAACCCATTTACGACAAAGGCAAAAAGTACCTTGGAGATAAATGGGACGGTACTAAGAGAGCTGCGAAGAATATTGGTTGGGGTATGGTCGATGCCGGACTTGGTCTTGGAGACATGATGCTCAGTCTCCCCGAAGCAGTAGGTCAAGGCTTCACTATGGCTAGAGACGGATTTGCTAAAGTTAAATCCAATATCGCAGCCAGATGGAAGATCGGACAAGAAAAAGCAAGGAAGACTAAACGGTTTGTAGACGTATACCGCAAAGATGAAGTAGAAATAGGTAAACCATTATTATCTGCTAAAAAACAGATATCTGGGGTTGTGTTCAATGACGGTTCTGCAGTTAGAACGTCATACCGTATAACCAAACCGGTTATTGACCCAGAAGACGGTACTACCTACATCACACAAGAAGACATAGAACACGGACTTGTAGATGTAGAAAACAATAGTCTGACACCTATTGGAATCATAAAAGGCATCGCAAGAACTATAGATACAAAACTTCTTGGTGGCGCTTTTGGTAAAGCCAAATCTCTTCTTGGAGGTCTCTTTGGTAAAGACAGTTTCTTACGAAAGATACTCTCAGGGGGACTTAAAGGATTAGGTAATTTATTTACTAAAGGTCCACTGCAATGGATGACTAGCTTCAATTCAAAAATCACCAAAAAAGAATTGAAAAGTCTTGTTGGTGACAAATTAGATCTCATCTACAACTATCTTGTAGCTAGATTCGGCAATGTGCAGCAAAAATTAACTGCACTACAAGTACGAGCTGGAGACAGTGATGGTGATGGAAAACGAGATTCTATTTTTGAAGAAAAACAGAATAGGCTTAAAGAAGAACAACACGAACGTATTGAAGATCGGGAAGAAAGACAAACTGAAGCATTAGAAGCAATTCGTAATGCTCTTACCCCTAAGAAAAAGAAATCTAAAAATGAAGATGAAGGTGGACTTGTCTCTGGACTTCTCGATCTTGTAACTGGAGGAAAAGGTAAAGGTGGAGGATTTCTTAGCAAATGGGGCGGTAAACTTCTTGGAGCTCTTGGCCTCGGAGGGGCAGCTGCTGGGGGTGCTACTGCTGCTAGTGCTGTCGGTGCTGGTGGTGCATTGGCTACTCTCGGGTCTACAGCTACAGCTGCTGGAACCGCTCTCGCTAGTGGAGTTGCCACGACTGCTACCGCTACAGGTGGTCTTCTTGCTGGTAGTGGGACTACTCTTGCTGCTCTGGCTTCTAATCCTATCGGATGGGTCATCGGAGGCACTCTTGCTGTCGGAGCAGGTGCGTATCTTGGATATAGATACCTGAACCCCAGTGGGGATTCTCTCATAGATGCTAGAGCGCAAGCCTACGGTATAGATCTTAATGCTTCTACTGGTCTTTTTACAGGATCAAATACTAAACGTATACTCGAACTTGAAGAACGTACTGCTGCTATAGTAGAAGGACGTTCTAATCCTTTGAATGACTCAGACATGGAATACTTTGCCGATCTGTTCGGATTTGATAGAAAAATTCAAAACCAAGTTGCTTACTTTGCAAGTTGGTATAGACAAAGATTCTATCCTAGTTTTCGTATATTCTTAAATATCATTAAGAATGCTGGATTTACGTATAGTTCGATCGACGACATAACGGAAGAGTTCCGTAAACCAATCGCGGACGAATTCTTAAAACAAACCTCAGGGCACGTCAATGCTCTTCGCAATCTCGTACCTACAATGCAGGGATATAAAACATTTGAAAAAATGCAGAATATCCCACAATCGGAAGAAAATAAAGCACAAGCTCATGTTGCAGTAAATACAGAAAAAGTTTCTAATAACGAAGTTAGTTCGCGTACTCAGAAATACAAAGTCGATCCTAGCATATCTGAAGTTACTAACAATCTTCCAGATCCTAAGCCAAAGAAACGAGTTCCTTCGGATACTTCTCCAGGTGGAGCAGGATTCTGGACTGGGTTCTATGGTGGACAAGAAACCTTAGACGCTATGGAAACTGTGGATACTTCCAACTACAAACCGGAATTACCTAAATCTGGAGAACTTGGAGCTATATCTGCACAATTTGAATCGTCTAAGAAAGGATCGCTTGCTATAGGGTACGATGCTACTGGCGGTACAAGCTATGGTAAATACCAATTAGCATCTAGAACTGGAACGTTCGGAAGATTCTTAAGTTGGTTAGAAACACAAGGTCCCAGTGGACAGGAAATCGTTCGAAGATTACGCAATGCTAACGGTCCTTATGACACTGGAAGTACTTCTGGTGCAGTACCTAACGAATGGCGTAAACTCGTTATTGAAGGAAAACTAAAAAATTACGAACATCAGTTCATTAAACTGTCACACTACGATCCTGCACTTCAAGGACTTCCTAGTGAACTTAGGGCATTGGTACTTGGATCAAAAGCATTACAAGATGTACTTTGGTCTACTGCAGTACAACATGGTCCTAGTGGTGCAGTGAAGATATTCCGTGAAGCATACGGACACGTATCGTCTAACGGTCAAGTCAGGATGGAAAGTCTTATCAAAGAGATCTATGCTGACAGAAAAGATAAGTTCCCATCATCGACAGCTAGAGTTCAAGCTGCAGTAAGAGACAGATTCAAAAAGGAATCTTCTGTTGCATTAGCTATGCTTGCAACAGAGTCAGCTTCTCCTGATGTTTCTGGTGAAGATATTGTAGCTTCCGAAGCTACTAAATCTTACGACGAAGAACCGATGTCTATGCCAACCGCACAGGAAACTGGAACTACCTTTGGTACGAAACGAACTAAAGTCGCAGTACCAGAACAGACTCCTACACGAAACGTTGTTACTGCATCGGTAGAAACTAAACCTCAGAAAAACGTCACTTCTGTTACTCCTCAAACAGCAAATACGTCAATCGATCTTACTCCAGTTGTAGCTATCCTTACCCAGATGAAAACTGGGATAGATCAACTTGTTAGTGGAAATGTTGTTTTAGGAGAAATCCGTGATGGTTTAGCATCTGGGTTTAACGACATGGTAACTCTTGCCAAAAGTAACTCTTCCACTACGTCCATAAAACATGCGAACTTTCAACAGAGAGCATCTATGTCACGTAGTGGGATCAGTGTCACAAGACAAAAAGCGTATACCTCTTAGGAGAAATAAATGGCTATAACCGGTTATGCTCAAAGAGATACTGAAATCTGGTTGAGATCGCCTTGGGCGTATCAATTAGGTGAGGATTTTAAGACTACCGGTGATATGCTAAGGGCCATTATCGGGGACGGAGATGACGTCCCCGAAGGCCCTGTTAAGAAGTCGATCCAAACGTTCAAAGATCAAATCAACGAATTTACTCCTACGAAATATCTCAGACCTAACCAGTCAGATACTTCTTTGGGGGGTAATGATGCGATCAATTGTTTCCCTGGATTCTGTAGAAATGATGATGTCATTCATCCATTAACTGGAATCTGCGGGAACACAGACAGAGGATTGGGACGAGTATATCACGAAGTCTACGATAAACATCAGCAGTTATTGCATCTTACATTTGGAGTTCCCGAGTTTGGAGATCTCAAATCGTTCTATGGAGGACTGTTCAATAAAAACCTTGCAGATCTTGTACATAAAGGAGAAACATCGACTTCTGAAGCACTTGGTGGATTGTTAGGTACGGTAGCAGGAGGAGTAGGCGTACTTTCTCTTGCTGTTCGTTTTCCTATATTGCCTCTTGTGTATTTACTTAAGAAAACCAGCGAAAGTGTTGATGTTCACAGAGTTACTAAATATTACGATTTCAAATCGGCGATGCCGTTATTCTACCGATATTGTAACAGTATACTAAGTCATCTTGCTGTAAACATGGGTCTTTATCCTAACGGAACTGGAGGAGATTCTAACGGACAATTCAATATGGCGTATAATGAACTTTACGCCGATGAAGCAGATCCTGATGCCATCCCGGAAATATTGCGAGATGGTCTTGACATGTATAAAATCCTAGCTAAACGTGATAAGTTTTTAAGAGCAGATGGGTCCGATGAAACCTTCTTAGATATATCCTCTGAAGGGTATCTCATGGGCAAGAAAAATGGAGAAGATTCAGGATTCTTTTCTACGTTCGTAGCCAGAACAAGTGCAACCGCACATGGTGCTGATAAATTTGTCAGTTACCGCATCGACAAGAACGTAGATAGTACGGAATCGGTTAATAACCAATCAGGAGAATCTTCTATCCATCAGCTCCTGAATAGTAAAGCTGCGTCTGGTAAAGACATGATGTTCTCACTCATGCACGGAAAACTTGTAGATATCCCTGGAGTGGGGGATGTAGTATCTGCACTGACTAAGTTTGCATCTAATGCGCTTAGTACAGTTACCTTGGGTGCAAGTCAAACCATAGAAGGAATATTGACTGGTTCCGGTATGGCAGATATACCTGAAGTTTGGACAGGAAGTAGTTTTAGTAAAAGCTACAACTTCCATATGAGTTTTAGATCTCATTCTGGAGATCCTGTATCCATATTGCAGAATATCTACTGTCCTATGATTCCTTGGTTAGTTGCTGCTCTTCCAAGATCAGTAGGAGAGAACTCATATACCGCACCGTTTTTAGTACGCGCATACAGCACAGGACTTTTTGCTATACCTTGCGGGATGGTAGAAAGTATGACGATACGTAGAGGTGGAGCAGAATTCGGATGGAGTTCGTCTATGCTTCCTACTGTGGTAGAGATCGATGTTACTATCAAAGATCTCTCTCCTGTTATGCACATGGCACTAATGGATAAAAATTCTGACTTATTCAAAATCTTTGCACAAAACTCAACATTTCAGGAATACTTACTGACTCTCTCTGGGATGGGATTAAATGAACGACTGTTAACTATTCCTAGAGTCATGCGTAAATTGAAAACCTCGCTTAGAACACTCAGAACTACATATGCCAACCCATTGTTCTGGGCAACATCTATAGGTAGTAGTACGATCCCTCGTGTTGTAGGAGCAATATCTCCTTATTCTAGATACGGTCAATAAACTACTGGAGAAGGGAATACTTTCCCTTCTCCAGCTATAACTATAAATGTATGACCATACATGAATGATATGCATCTTAAGTCTATTTCTCTTTAAGGAGAGTTTGTTATGATAAATTTATCTTCCAGCAAATATCATCCAGCGCAAGAACGTTTGATGTATGGTACGTTCTTACGGAAATTTTTCAACTGGAGACTTGGTGATCTTAATAAAAAACCCATAGCTCTTCCAAAAGACATACAGCTTCCCCCCAATAGTGCACTTCACATCTTCGATAATGTGTATTGTGAGGATAATCATATCCCTACGTCCGATGTATTTCCTACACAGATTCCCTTCATAGATAATGAAACCTTTTTACGTCACGTAGTTCATGTCAAAGAACCCAACATCACAAAAGGTGATGTCCCCATCCAATATTCTGAAAAATACCTTCTCATCCCTAGGGATAGAGAAAAGATCTTAAGAAAGTTCAAAATAGAAAATCTTTCTAAGTTCAGATTCCATGAAAACGTATCCACGGTTCCCAATACAAAAAACGCTCTGACTATATTCAACTACAATCCCATGTACCGGATACAGATCAAAGGTTCTTTACAATTGGGAAAAGATACTCTTCTTCAAAATGCTGCAAAGTATCGTAAGACGAGGATGATCTTATCTACTATACTGAATACTGCATCTAAGACAGCTAAAGATAAGATCAATTACATATGGATGCCTCTTTCCAACGAGATCTATTCTCCTCAAAAATTCATAAGAACTAAAACTTCAGAATCTTCTCAAAGTATCAAATACAAAAACAGTAACATGTTTGCTTTATTAGTACAACTCTACAACTTTGTAGACACTAGTACAACATTATCTGTTTTTGAAAAAATGAAAGATGAAGATCTGTACAGAATAAACCTGATATTAACTGTCGGTCGTGACTTTGACAACACCATCATCATAAATCTTAAAACCCTTCAAGAGTTGAACCCACGAAATACCAATTATCGAAAGATCATTAAGATGATCAATCGATTAGTTCTTGTGTCTATGAAAGCTGAAGTGGAGTTCAACGATAACGATGACGAAGAAGATATCGATCGATTAGCCCGAGAACTTCATCTGGAAAAAGAAGAAGATATAGATACATTTGAAGATCATCGTCAGGAAATAGAGGCCAAGTTAAAATCTACGAAAGAAGATGAGAATGTAGAAACTTCCACGGTAGATAAAGATAAACTTATAGATGACGGAAAGAAGATAATCCAAGGACTCAAATCTATTGGGACTATAGATCTTGATATCCCTGAATCGTTAGACGCTATTGTTGTGGACAACAGTGATGCCGATATCATCAAAACTGTTACTCCAACAACTAAGACAAATGTAGATCCTGACTCTTCTGATAAGTCTAAAAAGATAGAACCTCCGAAATCTAAGTTTTTCACTAAAAACGAACTCCTTCGTGTTGCAGGAAATACTGCACCGGCAACTAGTGGAGAAGAATTTGCGGAATTTGGAATGCGTTATCTTAAAGATATCGATTCCGATGCAGATGAGTATATCGCAAAACAGAATCACTTAAGTCCAAAACAAAAAGAACGCGCAACAAAGTTAAGTCGTGCGTACCTGAATATATCTCTGGCAGGAAAACCGTTATCTCAGCATCTGACTACTGGATCTGATCCTACTATCGATACTGAAGAGTTCGATTTTCTAGATAAAGATATCCCGGATAAATCGATGTTGAAGAGTACGCTTCAAAATTTCGACAATACCTATATGAAAAAATTCTATTATCGAGATCTTGCAGCTACTTTGGTATCACTTAATAGAGTTGGTATGTTCGTCACTGGAGTCGAAGAACAATTTATCAATAATGAACTTACCCAGATCAAACGTTTTAAAATCAAGTTCACCGATGCTGAAGGAGAAAAACATTCTTCTACAGTAGACATCCCAGCGATCAACGAAGAAGGTCAATGTTTAGTCAATGGAGTAAATTCTTACTTTAGAAAACAGATGATCAATCTTCCTATATGCAAAGTTTCACCAAGTAGAGTATCTCTTGCATCTAACTATAACAAAACTGTTGTAGAACGAGTAGGATCTGTAGCACACAGTTTCTTAGGATACTTCAGAAAACTACTTATGAAAATAGAAGAGAGTCACAAAATAAAAACGATCTATGGAGTCAATAAACTTCCTTTAGATCTAGACAACCACCTTCCTGGACACGAATATTCTTCTATAATGCAAGAGTATACTGAAGTAGAACTGATACATCATGCAAAGACGTTAACTTTGTATTTCGACTACGAAAAACGACATCATCAGTCTAAGTTTTTCTCAGATCGAGATATATCCGAAGTTGAACAAGATCATCTGGTGTTTTGTGGAGACTATGTAGATGAGAAGAACGATAAGTTCTGTCTTTTCGTAGGAGCAGACAACTTAATCTTAGTTGTATCCACAAAGACTAAAAAGGTTGTAGGACACACAACGTTCATAGGTGCACTTACCAATCTTTTTGATGTCCGGTTAAACACCAATTTAACTGAGTGGACAGATATCAAGATCTTAGATAAAAAGTTCCCAGTAGGGTTCTTATTGGCGTATAAGTATGGCCTTATACCTCTTATGGACAAACTGAAAATGGATTACCAGATAGTCCCTGTACGTTCTAGAGAACCTAAATTAAGTCCTACTTCTATCGTACTTAAGTTCAATGATAAAAAGATCATTTTTGATAGATATCCCCTTCTTGCTTCCATGATCGTATCTGGTCTTACTTTCTTTGATCTTAGACATTACGATCTTGAAGATATGTACGACAAGAATACCTACATCAACATCCTGCAAGATAAAGGGTATAGTCCTAACTATCTTAGGGGTATAGATGCTACATTTGATCTTTTTGTAGATCCCATTACGTACGATGTTCTTTTACAGATGGGCAAACCTACTAAGTTCGATGAGCTACTTATAGAAGCTACTCGGATGTTACAGAACCACGAACACAAAGAGCCTTCGTCTATAGTAAACATGAGAATGCGTTCATTTGAACGACTTAATGCTGTACTCTATAATCAGTTATCTAGAGACTTTGCGAATTACAAAAAACGTAAGAGCCCTGGAACTAAGTTCAGCATTAATCCACAATCGGTTATCCAAAGAATACTTCAAGACCAAGCCATGGTGGGGGTAGAAAACATCAACCCTATCCATGACTTGAAAGTACGAACTAGTTTTACCATGACTGGAGTAGGTGGAAGAAGTCAGGAAGCGTTTGTAGTAAATGATCGAATCTATCCTAAAGATGGTCCTGGTATTTTATCTGAAGCAACTCCTGACAGTGGTGCAGTTGCTATCACTGCCACATCACCGCCTAACCCAACCATAGCAAACGTACGTGGGTTCGTGTCCCCGACAGATGTTACTAAACTAGAACCTTCTCAGCTTATCAGTGTACCTGCGTTACTCATGCCTGCAAGTACACAAGATGATGCTAAAAGAACAAACATGATAAGTATACAGTTATCGCATATGCTTCCAACTAAGGAAGGAAGTTCATTTCGTACAAGAACAGGATACGAAAGGGTGATAGCACATACGACTTCAGCCATGTACGCATATACTGCTAAACAAGATGGACAAGTGATAGATGTGGATGACAAATTAGGAACATGTAAGATCCAATATAAAGATGGAAGTAAGCATGTACTTAATTTCGGAGAAATATACGGAGATTGTGCTGACATGGTCACAACTTTGAAATTAGATCTTCTTATGAAAAAAGGATCTAAATTCAAACGAGGAGATGTTATCACGTATAATCCGGAGTTCTTTGAATATGATCCCATATCGAAACAAATAGACTGGAAACATGGAGTTCCTGCAAGAGTTGCATTCGTGGATTGTCGAAGAACATTTGAAGACAGTTCGTCTATAAGTGAAGAACTCGGGAAGAAACTTCAGATCCAACCAGTAACTATTCGTCCACTTACTTTGCTAGCGGACGATATTGTTCACGAATACAAAAAAATAGGAGATCATGTAGAAATAACAGATCCCTTAATCATATTCGAATCTGGAGAAAATATCGATCTAGCTTCATTCGGGGAAGATCCAGAAACTATCAAGTATCTTGCAGATCTTAATAAACGGACACCTAAAGCTAAAGTAGCCGGAAAAATCGTGGATATTGAAGCGTATTATGGTTGTCCTATCTCCGACATGAATCCCAGTATGGCAAATCTCGTGAAGCATGCTATCAAAGCTAAAAATGCTAAAGCTAAGTTTGCCCAGGGAACCGATACCACAATGCCTCAGTCTGAACCTCTCCCTGAAGATACTAAATTCAAAAATGTAAAGTTCACCAAAAACACTGTAGTGATCCGGTACTTTATTCAAGAGAATTTAGACGCTTCACTTGGAGACAAGATCGTTATCGGACCTTCGTTAAAATCTATCATTGGATCTAAACTAAGTCCGACTTTCGATGAAGACAATGTCGCGATAGATGTGGAAATGAGTGGATCTTCAGTTTCGAACCGTATCGTGAATAGCGTTATAATTATGGGTATAAGTGAAACTGTTCTCGAGAAAACGGAAAAAGACATACTCGAAATGTATTTCGATTAGTGTCACAAATATGGAGTATCTCCTGAAAAGGAGATACTCCTTATATTCATCACAATTTGACAATTATATTACCAATATGAACTTATCATCACAAAACAAATGTTACGAATAAATGTGAGGGAATTACATTATGGCAAATCTATCCAGAATAAAAACCCATCCTGGAGATATTTTGTATTACGAATATCTCGATGCAAATCCCGATAAAGTTACAGCCTTTGAAGAAAAACTGGTATTGCAGTATCCCCTTATCGAATTGATAAACGGAGTACAACACATCACTTATGATGTTGCAGTACAGTTGTCCAAACAACTTGGAACTACTGTAGAGTTTTGGACTAATCTCCAATACGAATACGACCGTTCCTTGTATGATGCAATAACAGACACGTAAAAAAATAATCCAGTATAAATACTATACGGACAACTCTTTAAGATAAATTTTGCCCGAATGGTGGAATAGGTAGACACAAGAGACTTAAAATCTCTCGGCTTACGAGCTGTGCCGGTTCAAGTCCGGCTTCGGGTACCATAGTTCCCTTTGGAGTAATTGGCTGAGGCTGGGAGATGGTAAGTGAAGAACTAGCGATGGCGTTGGCTTATTCTTTACTTACTGTCTCCCCACAACAAATAAGATCCAAGAAAGCTTAAAAGTTATATTACTTATTTGGTACGCGTTATAAAAATCTTCAAAAACAATACCATCAGTTTAACTTTTTTCTAACAAGTCATAAATAATACAACAAGAGATGTCCTTCCGGGGACATCTCTTAGTAAGTTGACGTCCGACACTTAAGGAGATATCATTGTGTCACTTATACTTAAAGTTCCTGATGATGTTTCAATAGAAAATACTAAACCATTTCCACACATTCGTCCGATCGTGGATCTGAAAGATGCTCAAATTTTGATTGATCTGAGGAACTTACCTACAACTTCTTTGCCTCCTAAGATATATGTTCGTCCAGATATCTCATCTCCAAAAGGCTTCAAAATTTATGGTCTGAAGGAGCCATCACAAACCAAAGAAACATACATATTAGATATACCTCATTCTCAGGTTTTCTCGATAAAAGATTGGATAGATAAACTCTACGCTATAGAACACAAAGATTTGAAAGAAATCGAATTCTAAACTACATGATGTTTTGAACATGTTTTACTTTTAGTATGGATATCTGTAGACTACTGCCCTATTTGGGGCAGTAGTCTATACCTCTTAATTATGTCATTCATCTTTTTTTACGGTCATATTACTTCTTTGAATCAGGATCTACGATCCTACAACAAAACTTATTCAAGGAGAATAATCATGACTATTCGTAATTTTATCCAGATCGTTGCCATCGTTGTCGTTACTGGAGCAATGGTTATCGGAAGCTATGTCTACGGACAGAGTGCTTCTTCGGACAACAACTTGTCGATCCGTGGCACAATTATCTCCCAGCAGCATCGCTAAATGAGATACATATGAATTCAACACGACATTTCAAAAGAGAGTAGAGATCCAACACAAATGGATCTCTACTCTTTATTTTTTTATCACATAAGTACAGCACGTTCGCCTTTAACGTAGACATCGTCATGCCTGGCCATTTCCAATGCAGAAACATACATGTCGATAGACGATTGATTTTTATTCAAGTACACAGAGGTAACTATAGAAAAATAACCATACGTCCTATATCCGTCGGAATATCCCGAAACATATCCGGGACAAGTGTTATGTCCTCCAGCACCACCAAACTCACAATCAAATAATGTCTGGCCGTTTAGAGTTCCACGATATCCTGCAATGTAATTTCTTTTTGATCCAAATATATAGAACAACCTTACTTGGTATATTCCAGATTCAGGAACTCCTTGTGGTAAACACATTCTGGTAAGTTGTGGAGGACACCATCGTCCTACCTGACCATCTCTCCAAAGACCCCAAGTCGACCATCCTGTAGGAGTACAACACGTCTGAAGGTTACACTCTTGTGTAGTTGCTGGTTTAGCAACTTCACTACAAAATCGATCTGATTTGTATATACCATCAGATCTAAGACACTGTACTGTTCGTTCTTGGATACCTCCTCCACATGGTGCAGAACATTCTCCCCAAGTACCAACTTCCCAAGAGTATTTCCATACAGGTTTCCATCCTTGTTCTGTCTTAATATTGATATTCTTAACTTCTGTCCAAGTATCATCCTGATTCTTGACAAAAATATTAAGTCTTGACCAATGTTCAGTTTGTTTTATACTTAACATAGGTTTTCTCCAGGAATGATGGGATATAGTACTAGTCTTACGACTAGTACTATATCCCCCTTATTTACTGAATAGAACGTAAGACATTGTACAGTTTGACACTGTCGTACAAAAGCGCATCACCTAACACATCCATACGAATAGCACTGAGTAAAGAATATCTGGTACGTCTGATCTTTGCAGACTCAAACCCATTACAATTATCCTCAATATGTCCTTGACAAATAGTTTGTACTATCTTGTTAGGAGCTATGTCATTTCCGTTACGGATGGTACTTTCGAATGAATTTTTCTCAGTCAGATTTAAGATAAGTTTTACAAATCGCTCAAAATCATTAAACGAATATCCTAAATCTTTCATGGATTGTTCTTTTTCGAGTCCTACATCATCGATAGTAAAAACCTGGGAGATAGTAGGTTTGTTACAATACTCATGGCTTCGCATAGAAAATCCGGACGATTCCATCGAGGACAATAGCGATGTAAGTTCCCCAAGAGGATCGTTTTTATCTACTGGAACAAGTAGATTGGCCAGAGAATACTGATGTATTTTTGTTGCGTTTTGGTATACGTGGAATCTACCATTCATAATTCTAAAATTGGGGAATTTGATCTTGACTTCTGCAGCATTTTTTACGTGCTGGTTAGTTCGGAAGATCCGATCTAACTCCCGTTCCAGAAGAACATTTATTGTTTTTTGTGTATGATAGATATTTTGCATCCTATTGTACATAGGTTCTTGTACTTGCATGTACTTACGAATGCATTGTCTATTCTTCAAATAGATCTCTCCAGAAATAGCATGCAAGATAGACGCTTCGTATGGATCACCTTTAGCTATAGAGGCTTGTCTCATCAAAAGCTGTTCTTGTCCATCTTCCACCAATGCTTCCAAATCATCCACCAGATCATCAGAAGTTTCAATAAAGTTATCGTCCGTGATGTTGATCTTTTCAGAATCTCGGGGGATGATTGTATCGTCAACAATGATCCGTTCCGGATCGTCTACAGAAAAGAGGTTGAACGATGCAGGAACAAAGCTTTCTCCAGAAGGAGAGATAGCTGCTTGTTTCATAGCTTGAAGAAGAGTTATGATCGCTCTACAATCTCGCATACGTAGACTGAAATTCAAAGCTATACCGAGATACATGATAGTGTAGAGTCGGCTATATCTAGCATTCATTGCAATGGTACGAGATACTTCATCTTGAGTATTTGGAAATAAGGTTTTAACTACAACCGCATACATTGCAGGTGTAAATTTGAGATTATTAAGATACACTCTCCAGATACTCGGTCCATTTAGTTGTACATATTTTTCAGCTAACATCAAACTTTTCATTTGATTGTAGCCTAATTTTTTTACACTTTCTGTTTGTGACTCTTGTATACTAGACGGAGAAAAATTACACGCACGTCCAGCATTTTCGATATCCCGGATATCACGTACTTGATCCCACCCTGCAGAAATGAAAGACTGTACAAGGTCATTTAACTTAGGATCGAGCATGTTTGATTTTTGTACTGGGGCTTTAATGGAATTCCAATACGGAGATCCTGAAAAGAACTTATCTACTTTTGTGTATACAGGAACCATATTGATCAGTCCATTAGCATGAGGAACGTTATACACCTCAATTTCGGAATACGCTTTATTATCAATTTTAAGAGAACTTACTTCTTCTAAAATGCGCTGCAGTTTATTATTTTTAACTTTCAGTGCTTCGATAGAAGTTTCAGTACCACTGAATCGGTTTAACGTATTTTTGATCTTAGTAAGTATCCCTTTAGGGATATCTTCCTCAGAATTGATATTCTCCAAACCTATCAGATCTTCTTTCATGAGCTCTAGTTGCTCTAAACAATAGTCAAGATCTTCGTGTGCTCTACGGACTAAATACGAATCTTCTCTGTTGAGATTAAACATGGGTACTCCTTAATCGTTTACAATTTGCGCTTCTGCAGCTTTACAAAGTTTCAATACATCTACCATGATATCATACGCTATCTGGTGTGCAGCTTTGATGAAATGAGTAGCCCACCAAAACCTTGCAAGACGTATTTCAAGGATCTCTCTATTCACAGAACTAGATTCTCCTTGCTCTTGAAGTTGAGCGTCGTATCTGGATAAAGATTCACCATAGGCAACAAACGATTTTTCGATCTTTGTCGTAGTTCTGCTATCTGCATATTGTGCAAGAGTTTTAATTTTTTCTACGACTTGGACTAGTTTGTCAAGAGAATATCCGTGATGTGATACAGATACTGTCGATCTATCTTGATCGTACAATGCGGATACAGATTTAGTCAAGCTAAACTTAGACAGATCGAACCCAATCTTGTACAATACACTGTATGCTCGTTTAAACTCAGGAGTTCTCCAATCCGAGGAAGTTACTGGAGAATCACAAATTTGAGATATGTTAGACAATAACACATGCAATTGTTTAACTGCATCTATCCTCAATAACAATTTTTCATAACTTACGATCTTGAGCTTCTTTTCATAGAACTTTTCTTGATCGATACGATTTAAGTTATTCTTCAGGCGTTTCTCCCAGCGCTGTTGTATACTCTGACTACGGGAAAACGTTTTCTCAGCACCATTACGAAGGATACGTAACATCCGCATCACTAATGCACTGATTTTTCTAGCCATTTTAGCTAGACTTGAACCAACTGATTTAGCTAAATCAGTATAATTTTCATCCGATCTAAAGTTGGGGTTCAACAGCATTTGGAGTTCTTCTTGAAGTTCAAGATAAGAAGTTTCGAATACTTCTTCGTCAGTAGCAAAAGACACTGCTTTTAACTTCAACATGAATCTGCTCCTATTCTAAAATTACAGTGGTATACATAGGATGGCATGAAATAAAATTTTCACTATAATCTTATGCTTCTTTCTTCCAAGGAGATATTACAAATTTATATTCGGAGATGTAACAATGAGTAGCTCAAAAACACAGGAACGCATCCAGAAAATCGTGGACACTTCAATATTTCATATGTGTGTTAAAGAGTCTGTTCAGGCTTTAGCACGCAATCGGAAATCTGATAACCAAGATGTCGCCATTGTTAATGTAGTGGAAAGACAAATTGCAAAATATCATCAGGAGAATAACTAATGCATATTCTGCGTGACTCCATAAGTGAATACATTACTCTTACAAGAAACAATTCTCTTGGACACATGTCCAAAACTCTTGCTGAGTACATAGAGGCAAGGACTCCTGAAGGATTATCCGATGCAGAACTTCAGGCACATGTTGTTGATATGATTGACGAGTATTTTAAAAACGATGAGCATAACTCACAATACAACGTAGTACGAACTATAGGGCAACTGACTGCAGACGTATACAACAAATCCAATCTGAAGTTAACCGCCGAAGTTACTCCTGTAGTGGAGCAACTGTGTTCCAAAATTGTGGATCGAGCTTCTGAGAATTATGCTCGTCGAGTTGGTATATACCAACTTAACGACAAGAAACGCCTTGCTCCTAAAAACTACACGATCTTCTCTGTTGATGAGGATGTCCTCAGGAATATCCAAGGACGACTTTCCGGATTACTTAACAAATATTCTATCAACATAGGGTCAGAATTTCATCTCACTAACCTTTGGAGTACTGCAACAAAAGTACTCCAAAAGGAATATGCTCATCATGGTCCCATGACCATGAAATACCTTGTCGATCAGGTTGAAGAGTTGTTCTCTGAAGAAGAACGCAACGACCCTATGCTTAACCGAATTTTAAACTTCCTTTCCACCAACACAACTTGTGCGTACAACTTTAAGGATCTGTTCCTTGAAGGTTCTTCCGGTGTCGGAATGAGCATGAAATTTATCCAGGACGTAACAGCGTTCAAGTCTGCTCTGACTAAAGTCTACGAAAAGTTTGTACCTTCTAGTATGGACATCTTAGAAGAGACGCAGGAACTTCTTGATGCTAAGTTCAGTGTACTGGAAGATCTTCATGTATTAGCTGACACTGGGCTGGTACTTGCTAAAGACCAATATTCTAAAACTTTAGTTATTGGTCTGGACATGCTCAATGGCGATATGCTTGAAGAGTATCAAAAGAATGGTGGTAAGTTGACTGACATCAGTGCACACTTACGATTGTACTACAATAAAGATGAAGAAGACGTTCTGTATCCTTACGCTACTCATCAGGAGTTTCCCAAGACGGGATTGAGTTACACTTTCATGTTGAAGTCTTTACCTCAGACAAGAAGTGCTATCGAATCTCTGATGGATAAAGTTAATCTTGAAGATACCGAACTGAAAACTAAGTCTTTAGTACATGCTCTTGAATTTGAACTCAGAACTTATCTTGAGAATAATCTGACTCAAGGTAATATTCCTGAGGATGTTCCTGAAATGCACGCTAAAGACATTTGTTACAATAAGTTAACCACACACGTAAACAAGTTCAAGTATAACCCGGAAATGTGCATAGAAGATGTGGTATACTCCTATGTGTTAGATACTTGGTACAATACTTCTCTTGTTTCGACTATCCACAAAACTTTAGGTAGTCAGTTGGTAACTTCTCTTTCAGGAAAAGAGAATCTTGAATCCTCAGATATTGCAACTCTGCATTGTAAAACTCAAGCGGAAATAGTTTCATCGTTTTTACTCGATACTATCGTCGAATAACTCTACCTCCTTGGAAAGTAAGTATCTCTCCCTTTTATCGGGGAGAGATACTTACGCATCTAGATTGGGAACTATATTGCTTTTAAAATAAGAGGTATCGACAAACATTAGAAGTTGTTTGTGCCAAATATACAAAATAATCAGCACGTGGTGGATCCTACTGCCACACAATATTTGTCAGAAATACGAACCTATGCGGGATATGTTCGCAAGCTCTTCATACTTGTACTCTAAAATCACGGTATCGCAATTTCAATATATACATTATCTCCACAAGAAAGAAGAAGGACTCCCGTAACAGGAGTCCTTCTTTTTTTTCATTATGCAACTGCAACAAACTCTATATCGATGGATTTTTTAACCCCGATCGTGTTGCTGGTAGTAAGATAAAGTTCTTGACGAATAGAAGGCTGTACTCCTTTATCAAGAACTCTTATTGTCTGAAGTGTTGTCATGCCATTGATACCAAGAACATCAACTGCTTCAATATAGTCTAAACTTTCTCGAATAGTGGATGTAAGTTCAGTCAATGAAATAGTTTTCTGAGAAATATTCTTTTCTAAGATAGAAATGATAGATTCTCTTAATGTATCTTTGGTAGTTTCGTCGTTGACTACTGCAGGAGGAACATGACATTTGAATTTTATACTCATATTCAAAGGCATCGTAAGTTCAAGATTATCTCCGATACTGAACTTTGCTTGACCTAAAGTTCGAGTAGGACGGAAATACATTTTATCAGATTCGTTAAGTTTATCTAAAGCTGAACGAATAGTTGTAAAATACGATTCAAGAATAGCAGGTAACTCTTTCTTGAACTTTTGCTGGGTAGGTTGTTCACTAAGGTATATCGCAGCATCTATCATGAGAGCATTGACGTAGTATATCTGCACTCGGTCTTTAGCCAGTATGGGTTTGTTGTAATCATCGTAAACTATATCTCCTTCACGATGAACCCACACAGGTTCTCCTTCTTCTGTAAAAATAGGATCTCCCATCTTGTGGAGTTTTACAAGTTCAGGAAGCTCTGTTTCTGGATTGACCACTACTACAGGAACTCCATTGTCGTCTGTCTGGTATATATCTTGAGAGTATGTAGCTTGAAGATCGTACTCGTGTCGGATGTATTGTTTTTCGCTCCAAGATAAATTAACGTTGTTATAGACAACGTCATCCAGGGCATATCCTAATTGGATATTGCAAGACTGAGTTAAAAGTACATGGTGCGTACTTTTTAAACTTTCAGCGACTCCTGAATACAAATGTGACGCAGTGATAGCCGTAGGAAAATGTTCTTTTTTCACCATGAACACAATGGTGTACTTTCCTTCAAAAGGAACGATATGATTCCATTCGTTGACGGTATCTTTTAATGTCGTCATCTCCAAATGGTGTTCTCTGGTGATGTTATAATTGGTATCAAGATGCGCTCTGTAAACATGTGAGCCTTCGAACATCTGAAGGAAATTTAACTTTGTTCCGACTTGTACTCCTTCGATAGAAGAAGTGAAGATGTATACTTCAATATCAGATTCGGGTATATTTACCAGATCTTTTGATTTTTCGACTACGAAATCTACAATGTATCCTCCACTTCCGTCTGCAAGATGAGATATCACTCCCATGTTCGAAACCATTTGAGCTGTGATCTGATCATTTTCTTTTTCGAACTTTAACGAATCTAACTTCGGTTGCATCAGGTTGTAGCTGTTAGCCCGTGAGTATCTTCCATCAGGAACTAATCGTATATGATACGGAGACTTAGTGTACTGATATTTATTAAAATGCTCAACTTTTTCTTGTCTGGTCATTTCTTCTAATTCAGATAACGATGTATCCGATACAGGAACACAAGTTCCACTAGAAGACTTATATTCGTAAAGACATGTGGGTAATATGGTCAAAAGTCCGTCTGGTGTTTTTCGAATGTGTGAAACATTATCGACAGTATCGTTTTCGATATGTATATACGCACTCATGGTAGGTACTATCCCACCAACATTATCCCGAAGGATCTTGTGTGCATGGTACATCAAATTAGTTAAGTTATCTTCATACCTCGAAATAGAGAACCCTGTATCTGCAAAATACGCTTCCATATCCATAGGAGTTATAAGTGCAGATGCATGAAATGCATTATTTATCACTCGGTTTCGTTTTTCTTCAAATGACAGTTCATTAGATCCGCCATTGATCTGAGTTGCCCCAATGGATACGACGTTGACAGGTACAGTATTGAGGATTTGAGAGTACAGATTGTTTTTGATACTTACGTTATAATTTACCCCCAAACTACTTGGGGATATACTACTTATATCTATTTGAAGCTGTCCTCGTGTCGTATATAACTCAACCTCTAATCTATTGCCCATTTGTCCGTTGGTGAAATAGATTTGAGGAACTTTAAGTATGAACGAATTATTTTCCGGAGTTACTAACACGTTGACTGTGGGAGTATATGGATCGTATATGTCCACAGATAAAGACTGGTGCATCAAATGACGAACACCGTCTTTAACATTGAATACTCTAAGAGCGTAGAACTTGTGAGGGTATTTATAGGTTTTATACCAACCTTGGCCAGGGATAAGGTCTTCTTGTATCCTGGTCAATGTGAATTGGTATACAGGTATCTTCAAGTTAATAAGTTCCATATTTACCCATTTCTGGACGGTATGTGGAACTATGTTCTGTGTGATGTCATGAAGTTGATGTTCTTCACTAGTATCAAACATGGCAATAGTGTTGCCTGTTTGTTTATTGATCCGTATCTCTATCGGATAATAAATTCCAAACTTGTATTCCCCAACTGTAAATACAGTTTCTGCAGGAATAATAACCTTTGAATAAACTTCATTGAAAGATCTTGCATTATTGACAAGATAGTTTTTATCTAAGGTTAAAATGACTTCGGTTGTTGAAGGTGTGGAATACATACCGACATAATCGAAATCCGATATATGTTTTGTGAGATCTTTAGAGTCTATGGCTCTTAAAGGATATGTAGCATCCACTTCTTTTTGGACTATCCGTGAATGTAATGCTGTAATAGTTGAACAAGCTTCAAGCAAGAATGCTGCGACATTGTTAGGATCAACTACAACGTGTTCTCCACCAAGTCTGAGTTGAAGATCTTCTAAAAATGATCGTTGAGATTCTAACGGATTCTTAAGTACATTTAAAGTCCAGTTCGGATCATCTAACCGCATGATTTCCTCCTAGACGTAAACTATATCCCCGGAAGGAGAAGACGTCTGTCTTGTTTCATTGATAAGTTTTTCATAGAACTTTCTTTTTGCTCGGATACGAATGTCTGTATCTACACTATCTTGCAAGTAGGTATCTTTCTGTTCATGCGGTTTAGCATAAAACTCTAACTTTGGACCATTTGCTGTTGTGACAATATAGGGAAGTCCTAAGAAGTTATCTCCGGGAGCATTGCCCAATTTAACTCTATTTTGACTGAGAATATCTGGACAAAACTTTGCCATCTTCATATTGAATTCTTTAAGTATCACAGGATCGTTTTCTTCTCCCATGATATTACATTTAAAAGTCACGTTGAATTTTCTTGCTGCTTCGACATAAGTATCGGACTGACTGTAGTCAAAAACACTTCCCGAAGATCTCAACGTCGGAAAACATCCTGTTGCAGCACACCATCTGGTGATATATTGTTTTGATGTGTCCAGCATAAATCTGTATATAGTACAAGTGAATCCCATGACATTCTGATCTATATCTTGAGAATGTTGAACCATTTCTCCTCGTACAACTCTGTCTATATACATAGCCCAATACTGAAGAATGGCAGCACATATCCCCCCTGGAAGATCAGAAAATGTCATACTAAGATCAAACGACTTAGTATTCCTATCTGAGCCTATCGGAATAGTCATATCTTCGGAAAAAAGTCCTGCTTCAGAAGTCCAGGTCTCAAGAGTACCGTTGGGGAATCCACTGATACTTTCCACTGCGTTAGTTATGGGAGTAAGAAAAGGAGAATCATTGTCCATATATGGACAGTTACTTATTAATTCTTGATATCGAACATTTCTAGCAGTTTTAGAATCAAGAAGAAATCGTATCATAAATTGTATAGTGTTAGGATCTAACGTATCCAGCATAGAAAACAATCTAGTCATTCGTAAATTGATAGAATTCAGATTGAGTTCTGGTCTTGTGATAAACGTTAACCCTGGGTATTCTGTATTTTGTATGATCGATCTG